CAACTGGATCAGGAATTGCAACAGTTCCTCTTGCAACCACATCCCTGACAGGTACGGCTTCGTTCAACCCAAACAGGTTCCAAGTTTCTGCCACGGGCAATGTCGATCTGCTTGCTGCATTCCAAGTCACAGGACAGACAGTAGTTTCGGGCGGTGCATCACAACTCGTATCGACTTCGGGAAATACTGTAACGATTGATAATCGTATTGCCACTTCAAGTGTCACGGGTGTTGCATCGTTCAATGCTACTCGCTTTACAGTATCGGCAGCGGGTGCGGTAGACCTTGCTGCTGCCTTCCAAGCAACTGGTGACACCATTGTCGCAGGATCCGCTATCAACTTCAGCACTAGCGGAACGACCAAGACCATCAACAACATTGGTGTCACCTCGTTCAACGGGTTCACGGGTGCCGTACAGGTAACTGGTTCGGGAGCAATTCTCCATACTGTATCAGGTACAACAACAACGCTAGGTGCAAGACTTGCAACCACGGCGGTCACGGGTGTTGCCTCGTTCAACACTAATGATTTTGTTGCTTCCACAACGGGGCATGTCAGTCTTACAGGTACGGTTGCACGGACAAATACAACCAACAACTTCTCAGCAATTCAGGCGTTCCCGAATGGACTTTCTGCCCAAGGCGCAACCTTTGCGGGAATGGTAAGTGTTGCCGATTTCTTGGCGAGAACTGTTGGTGGTGACGAGGGAGGTGAGATCAAACTTGGTCTTGCTCAAACAAACACGACCCTGACAGGAAACGCCGTCACAATTGATGTATACCAAAACAGACTCCGCATCTTTGAGAGTGGTGGCTCGGCTAGAGGCTACTACATGGATCTGTCCGCTGGTTCGGCAGGAGCGGGATCCCAACTTGCAACATCTACACCATATTCTCCACCTTTGGCGACTACAAGCGTCACGGGTGTCGCTTCCTTCCGTGCTGCCGACTTTGATGTTTCCACAACGGGTTCAGTAAGCCTTACTGGAACTGTTGCGAGAACTAACACATCACAGACCTTTACTGGATTGCAGACTTTTAGTTCCGGCATTTCCGCCAACGGAATTACGGGAACTCTTCTGACCGCAGCACAGACCAACATCACTTCAGTCGGAACTTTGACTTCCTTGGCTTCCGCAGGACTCACTTCCTCTCAGAGGATCAATATCACCAACGGTGGTCTATCGGCAGCAGGACCAGTATTCATCCAATCCAATGGCTTGAGTGTCACAGGAGGAATTGCCGGAACTCTTCTGACCGCAGCACAGACCAACATCACATCGGTTGGTGTACTCAACGGACTGTCCGTCAACAATGGTCTGAGTGTCACGGGTGGATTGAGTGTAACAGGTGGAGAAGCAATCTTTGGCGGCAGCAGGATTCAATCTGGTGGGTTGAGTGTGACTGGTGGTGCAAATATCACGGGAGGCTCCTTATTCTTCGGAGACATAGAAGTCTATGATGGTGCTTTCATCCGTACAGGCGGTCTTTCGGTTACTGGCGGAATCGCAGGAACCATCAGCACAGCAGCACAACCTAATATTACATCGCTAGGAACTCTAACTTCCCTTACCACATCAGGTCTTCTTTCCACGCAGGCACTCAGCGTTGTAGCAGGAGCAACATTTGGAATAGGCATCTATGCACCCAACATGGTCACAGGTGTCAACGGAATCACGGGTGCAGTAAGCATCACATCCGGTTCCAACATCACGATCACACAAAGCGGAAAGACAATAACAATTGCTTCCAGCGGCGGAGGAGGTGGAAGTCCACCACCACTCGCAACATCAAGCATTACGGGCGTTGCATCCTTCCGAGCAGCAGACTTTGATGTTTCCACAACCGGTTCAGTAAGCCTGACTGGCACGGTTGCAAGAACCAATGTGGCACAGACATTTACCGCATTACAGAGTTTTTCTTCGGGTCTTTCTGCATCTGGCGGATTGACATTCAACTCTGATCTTTCCGTCAACGGAAACATCAACGCCACCACCAAGTCCTTCGTGATCAAGCACCCCATACATGAGGGCATGACCCTGCGCTACGGATCGTTGGAAGGACCGGAGAATGGCGTGTATGTCCGTGGCAAGTTGGATGGCTCCAATGTCATAGAACTTCCCGACTACTGGAAGAACCTTGTCCATGAAGACAGCATCACCGTGAATCTGACACCAATTGGCTCTTCAAACTCACACTTTGTGAAGAAGATCACCGACAACACAGTCATCGTGGGAAGCCGTTCGGGGAAGATCAACTGCTTCTATGTGGTCTATGGAGAGCGCAAGGATGTGGATCGCCTGACCGTGGAGTATTGACATGGCAGTCGCATACAACAACTCACAAATCGTAACTGATGGGCTGTTTCTCTACTACGATGCCAAGAATCCAAGATCGTATCCGGGTGCGGGACTGACTTTCAGCAACATCATGAGTAACCAATATCACGGGGTGAAGCAAGGAGCGTCTGGACCGACATTCCCAATGTACAATTCCGATGGGTTCTTCACATTCAATGGAGGAACATCTTCAAACAATTGGTCACGCTTCAGCGCCGTTTCTGTTCCAGGCTTGAGCAGCATTTCTTTTGAAATATGGTGGAGGACCACGGCGCTCAATGCAGACCAAAATCCAATTTCGGCAGGAGGACCAGACAGCAACCTGTATGGGTGGTTTTCATACTCCACAAGGTTGTTTCCTGCTGAAAATAAATTGTGGTATTCTTTTTGTGATGGGTCAGGAGGAAATCCGGCATACGCATTTCTTGACTTCGGTAGCAGCCATCCGGGCATAGCAAACGGAAACTGGCATCACACCGTTGGAACATGGGACTTTGCAACACAGACGGGAAGGGGTTACTATGATTCCGTACTCAAGGGAACCGTGACCGGACCAACAAGCACACCTCTTGGAATATCCGGTCATTCCTTGAGATTAGGAGTAAGATCAGACATTCAGGGAGGTCACTTCTTTGGTGACATTGCGTTGGTGAGATTATACAATCGGGCGCTTACGCCCGAGGAAGTCAAGCAAAATTACACCGCAATGCTAGGAAGGTTCGGCATCTGATGGCCCTTTCGCACTCACCATCAATCGTGACTGACGGCTTGGTGCTGTGCTTGGACGCAGCGAATAGCCGTTCCTATCCCGGCAGCGGAACTGCCTGCTATGATCTGAGCAACCGTGTTGCGGCGGGAGTATTGCAAAACGGAACAACTTTCAGTTCCTCCAATCTAGGCAGTTTTGTTTTTGACGGAACAAATGACAGAATACAGATAGATTCTCCGTTTGGTGACATAGATTGGGCAGGCAGAGCATGGTCGCTGTCTCTTTGGTCAAAATGGGATGCCTTTGGCGACAGAGGAATGATAAATTTGAATTCGGCCAACAATACACATTATTGTCTCAATATGATATGTGGTTATGGTGGATTTTATTGGTACTTCATACAAAATTCCACAACCAATCAAGCACCTTTCTTCACTTCAAGTTCACCTGTGGCAGTAAACCAAATATTCAATTTCACCATGACATACAATGGAAACGGAGTATTTCCCGCATTATCAAATGTTTCCAACATAAGATTCTATATCGATGGAAATCTAGTTTCTACAACCGTAGGTGGTGGTGCCACTATTACCAATCAAAGCGGAATACAGTTGGGTGGAACAAACTATGCATTTGATGGCAATCTTTATCATGTTTCAATGTACAACCGAGTGCTAGCAGAGCAAGATGTGAGACAGAACTTCAACGCCATCAGAGGAAGGTTTGGTATCTAATGGCAGTCTTCTCTGGACCGGAAATGGTTGAAGATGGCTTGGTGCTGTGCTTGGACGCAGCGAATCCTCGTTCATACCCCCGAAGCGGGACAACTTGGTTTGACTTGAGCGGCAGGGGAAATCACGGTACATTGAAAAATGGCCCTACATTCAATGCAAATCTTGCTGGAGGCTCAATCGTATTTGATGGTACAAATGACTTTGTGGATGGTAGTTTGTCTTGCAGTAACACGCAGTATTCATTGGATTGGTGGCAGTATGCCCTGACTGCTTCTAACTACAACAACTACATCAGATTGGGTCCAAGTGATGGTAGTGGATGGGGAAGTTTCTTGTTTCACTACAACGGACCTGTTCCTGCATTCATTTCTGTAGGAACGGATACTGCAACAAGAATGCAAGCACCACAATTAAATGGAAGTTATGCAGTTACTTTGAATGCATGGCAGCACTACGCATGGTCGTTTGACAATGGCACAGCAAGACTTTACCATAATGGTTCTTTATTCCAAACAAAATCTATGAATGTTTCCACCAACAGTACATTTACCGAATATAGCGTAAGTTGGTCAGGGAGTGGATCACAAATAAATGGTTATGTTTCCAATTTCAAAGTCTATAGTCAGAAAGTGCTTTCTGACATTGAAGTAAGACAAAACTTCAACGCCCTCAGGGGAAGATTTGACATCTAATCCAAACAGAGGATCAAATGGAATACCCAAACAGAAACTATCTCATCTTCAATGTGTCGGAACTGCCTATCATCGACTTCTCCCAAGTACTTGAGACATCCGCAGACACTCTCCGTAGATCCGTGGATGGAACCAAGACATTTGTGAAATGGGAGACAGAGGAGCCTTCGTTTGTACAGTCCCTGACCACCAAGGAAGGCCCATATACCCACTCAGAAATCCTTGAAATCCTGTCTGGTTCTGACTGGGTTAATCTGACCCCGATGGGATCGATAAGTGGCTAAATAATCAGAAATGGCTGACTCTGACAAGAACATCATCATCCGCCCCAATCGCGGTGCAACGGGATCGACCGGGCAGCCGCAGATACGGTTTGTCGGTCAGAATGCCGATCCGATCACGCTGCGAGTCCTTGACATCACGGGAAGCAGCGCCGGGGCTATCTCGTTCGAGGGTTCTGCCGGACAGTTGTTCTCCATTACCAACTCCCTGACATCGGGAAGTATCTTCAGCGTCAACGACATTTCTGGATTACCGAGCATCGATGTCAATGCCAACGGGACCATCCTTTTCGCCGGATTCACGGGAAATGTCGGAATCGGTGCAACGGCAGGCATATCGGGTTCGGCACAGAGATTGACCGTGGTTGGCGGAATACATGTGACGGGAGGGGCAAGCAACATCGGCGGAACCCTGAACATGAACACGAACCTGATTCGTGACCTTGAGATGCGTGACTATTACGAGACATTGACAACGCCGACATTCTCGGGAGGTGTACTGACATGTGACCTCAATTCATCTCAGGTCTTCACTCATACCTTGCACTCTTCCATCAACCGCATCGTCCTGAGCAATGTCCCAACCAAGACAAATACGGTCATGGGATTCACCCTTGTTGTGAAGCAAGGCACAACGGGCGGAAACACGGCTGCATTCTCGGGCATATCGGGTGCCACGACATTGTTCGCAAACAACGAGGTTCCCGTCATGTCAACTGGTGCAAACAAGACTGACATAGTTTCATATGTCACCTATGACAACGGTTCAAACTGGTTTGGATTTTTGGGAGGACAGAATTTCTGATATGTTCGGTGGCATGAATTCCAACATCATTCGCAGAAAACCCGAAACAGGAAACCTTTGGGTATGGGGCAGAGGCTACAACTATGGGTTCCTTGGACTTGGAAATCGTGTGAATCTGTCTTCGCCTGTTGCATTGGGTAGAAGAAACGACTGGTATTCTGTTTCTTCTTCGGCAACTCATGCCCTTGCATTGACCGTAGGAGGAAGATTGTGGGCATGGGGAAACAGCAACAATGGTGAAATAGGAGACAACACCAACCAACCAAGATCATCGCCTGTACAGATAGGCACCTTGACCGACTGGACATATGCCCATGCAGGAAGAACCACTTCCTTTGCCATGAGAAGCAATGGAACATTGTGGGCATGGGGACAAAATGGTTCGGGCCAACTTGGCATCAACAGAACTACAAACACCAACAGTCCGATACAGGTCACATCGGGAGGATTCACGGGTTTTTGGAAAAGCGTAAATGTTGATGAGGCCACGGCAGCGGTTCGTGGAGATGGGACTTTGTGGACTTGTGGCCTGAACAACTATGGACAACTTGGATTAGGTGTCTTTGGCACCAATATGTCGGTACTCATGCAAGTGACGGGAGGAAGCGGAGGCACGGGTGGCTGGAGCAAGGTATCCTCGGGAAGAACACACATATTGGCCCTGAAGGAAGATGGGACATTATGGGCAGCAGGAAACAACAGCGCAGGACAACTTGGACTCGGCAACACGGTTTCTAGGTCTGTCTTCTTTCAGATAACTGGAGGGGCAGGAGCAACCAATGACTGGATGCTTCCCGTGGCAAACAAGGGATTCGGAAGAAAATCATTCGCAATCAAGAGAAACGGCACATTGTGGGGATGGGGATACAATAATTTCTTCTCTCTTGGCTTGGGCGATTCGTCAAATCGTTCTGTGCCGGTTCAGATAGGAACATTCACCGACTGGGTTGCCATGATGCCAAGCACGAATGGAGGAACCTTTGGGTTGCGAAGAAATGGAACGCTATGGATATGGGGGAACAACAATTATGGCATGGCCGGACAGAGCCTCAGCACATATGGATGGTCGCCCGTGCAGATGGGCACGGGAAACGACTGGTCTTCTCTGCTTCAGTCGGGAAGCAACTCTTACAATTTCCTGTTTGCATTGAAGACCAATGGAACCATGTGGGCATGGGGCAGAGGACAGGGAAATTACCGTCAGTTGGGATTGGGAAACACGACCAATTTCTCTGCCCCACAGCAGATAACCGGCGGAGGAGGCGCAACCAACGATTGGAAGATGGTCGGTCCAAGAAGGCAGGGAGGACATGCACTCAGAAACAACGGAACTCTCTGGGGTTGGGGAGAAGCATTTGACTTTCAGAATGGCGACGGAACAAGCACCACAAGATCAGTACCAACATTGGTGACAGGCGGAGCCGGGGCAACCAATGATTGGGCGACATTTTCTACTGGTCGTTCATTTTGCATGGCCATCAAGACCAATGGAACGCTTTGGGGGTGGGGAAGAAACAATTACGGTAACCTTGGATTGGGAGACACCACCACCCGATCCTTCGCCACACAGGTTGGCACCGGCAACAATTGGTCCGCTGTCAAGTGCGGATTTGCCGAAGTACTTGCCACCAAGACCGATGGAACCTTGTGGGGCTGGGGAAGAAATGCAAACGGACAACTTGGATTGCGTGACACGGTTGCAAGATCATCTCCCGTACAGATCACGGGAGCAGGGGAAACCGGCTGGACAAGGGGACTCACTTCCCTCGGCGTTGGAGGAAGGCATTGCCTTGTGATACGAGAAAATGGAACCCTGTGGGGGTTGGGTGGATATGACGGAAGACTTCTTGGAAATGGCGTATTCGGGGGACGGTCAGTCCCCATGCAAATCACGGGTGCAACTCCCGGTGGCGGCACAAATGACTGGCTTCAGGTAAATTGTACACAAAATCAGACATTTGCATTGAAGACGGACGGCACTCTGTGGTGCTGTGGATTTAACGGGTATTCCGTTCTTGGCCTAGGCCGTGCAGGAGAACTTCGTGGGGGTGATGGCTTCGGTCTTGTTGGCAGATTCACTCTTCAGGGAACAACGGCTGACAAGTGGAAGGATGTTTCTGGAAATGGAGTCAGCATAGCAGGAATACGCCAAGACGGAACCCTTTGGGGATGGGGGGGCAGGAATTACGGCGTTGGTTGCGTTCCTTACATGGTTCTTATCTCTTCTCCGATGTTGGTATCTTCCTTCAATGGGTGGACAACCAACATTGGAGCAACGGGAGTCAGAAACATTGGAACCGGGATCGGTTCGGCAATGGTCATTCGCAGAAGGAAGACAGATCCGAATTGAGAATATAATTTATTCGATTCGTGGCTAACATTGCGTTCTTATCCTAAATAAGGATGGAGTCTACATCATGCAGCATACCATTCATTTTCTTTCCGGCCTGCCTCGCAGCGGGTCAACCGTCCTCTCCTCCCTCCTCAATCAGCATCCACAGGTTCATTCCACTTCAACTAGTGGTCTGATCGACATCATGGGTGCCGTCTGCGTGGCATGGGAGCAATCGCCTTCAACCGTAGCACAGTCTGCCGACAAGGAAGAGGCATATCGCCTTCTCCGCTCCGTTGCCGACAGCAAGTATGAAACCGTGTCCAAGCCGGTCATCATCGACAAGAGCCGTGGATGGGCAAATCCGCAGATCATGGAAACGCTGACACAGGTTCTCGGAAAGCCGCCAAAGATCATTGCCACGGTCAGGAACCCCGCCGATTGCGCTGCATCGTTTGTCCGTGTTGCCAAACCAAAGGATGTTCCGAATTTCCTGCGCTCTTCTCAACTCATAGCGCATCTGAAGTCCTCGTATGCAATTCTCAACCAAGGCTACGAGAAGCATCCAGAGAATTTCTGCTTCGTTGATTACGATGATCTCATCCAGTCTCCGCAGGCGCAGATGGATCGCATCATCAAGTTCCTTGGTCTTGAGCCACACAAATTCGATTTCCACAACATCGACACCAAGGTAGTTGCAGAGAAGGATGATGAGGCATGGGGGATTCCGAATCTTCACACGATAGCCCCTCGCTTGGGCAAGCAGCATAATCAGGATGCAAGGACGGTTCTTGGCTTCAAATACGATGACTTTGATCCGCCCAAGTTCTGGAAGGGGGAAAATTTTGAAGCACCACGAAAGAAGAAGAAGATTGACATCTCGGTGGAACTTGCCATGCGTGGGGAATTCGACAAGTCCTACAAGATATTGTGTGAGGCACAGAAAGAGAATCCCGAGTGCAACAAAATCGCATTCAACATGGGTTGGTATGCCTTGCGTCAGGATCGCTTGCAGGAAGGCATGGAAAACCTTGCCCGTGGACGGTTTGAGAATTGCTTTGGCAATCCCAAGCCACCCGTGCCGACTCCTTTGTGGGATGGAAAAAGCATGGGAACAATTTTGTACAATCTTGAGGCTGGCCTAGGTGACCAGATTCATGCCCTGAAGTACATTCAAGACATCAATCGTCGTGGTTGTGATGTTATCGTTGCTTGTTCTCCCGAACTCTGCCCGTTGGTGAAAGTTTGCACGGGAGTCAAGATGATCATAGACCATGCAGCGGCAGGAATGGTCTATCATGACTTCTGGGTTCCATCCATGTCCGTGCTGTTGCCCCTTGGTTATGAATACAAGGACATCAGCGGAAAGCCATACATCCCACGGACACGGCATCCTATCAACAAGCGTCCTGTGATAGGTGTGCGTTGGCAGGGAAACCCCAAGTTCGAACATGAACAGAACCGAAGATTCCCCCTCAAGCCTTTCTTTGATGCTCTTCGCAACATAGATGCGGATTTCATTTGCTTGCAGCGTGACGAAGGGGAGGAAGACTGTCCAGACTTCATCAAAAAAGTTGCTCTCAATGATTGGGAACAGACACGGGATGCAATCTCAGGATGTGACTTAGTGATTTCCTCATGTACAAGCGTTGCCCATCTTGCGGGTGCAATGGGAGTTGAAACCTGGGTCGTGGTTCCTGTTCTCAATTATTACATTTGGAGCGTACCGGGGAACAAGACACCATTCTATGATTCGGTACGGCTATTTCGTCAGCAGAAATTTGGCTGTTGGAAGGCTCCGACACAGGAAATTGCCGAGGCATTGGCTGCTAAATATCCGAGCATCAAGCCGCCATCGAAGGCTGCACCAAGAACAACAAAGGCAACAAGGAGAAATCACAATGCAGAAATATGTCAGAGTAGAGAATGACCAAGTGGTTGAATGCCTTGACTATCTTCCCGGTACACCGGGAGATTGGCGGGAGGCAATCGACATCACACCGACTCTTATACCTTTAAAGCAAATTTGTGGGCCACATCATTTCGATATCAGCAAGAATCCCGTAGAAATCGTGTGGAGCGTGATTGACTTGAATGAGCAGGAACGGAAGGAAACATTGATGAATATTCTGGTTAGTCCCTTGACCTTCAAAATGCAGCAAGAAATGCAAAAAGAATTCAACAATTCTTTAGAGGGAATTGGAATGGATGTTGATTTTGTTCGTTCGTTGACTGAACAAGTTCGGGCAATCAAGACAGAGATTGCTGCCCTGACCACTCACGAAGAAATTGATGCATACATCGCCGCCAAGGGAATCACTCCCTGAACTGACTTTCACAATTAGTGGGGACAAGTCGTGAGAATTGCTTTTACCATCATACATAATGGTCTTCATCACCTGAAGCACAACGATCAAGCGGAGAGAATCCTTTCGATGTGCGACAGGTGGGTGGTGGTGGAAGGAGCCGCCCGTTCCAAGGGCAGCACGACTTGGTGCAAGGAGTTTCCCGAAAGTCTCCATGAAAATGGAGCCAGCGTGGACGGGACATTGGATTACCTGAACGATCTTTCGCAGAAGAACGACAGGCTGATCCTTGTCCCGTCCACCGGCTTCTGGGAATCCAAGGATCATCAGGTCAATCGGGCAATTGTGGAAGTCCGCAAGATCACGGATCGCTGTTTCCTGTGGGAGTTCGATGCCGACGAGCAATGGGATGCTGAGTCGATGGATGCAGCGGAAAAAGAACTTGTTGAAAAGAACGCCAAGGCAGGATGTTTTGCAGCAGATTGCTACATCGGCAGGAACCTGATGGCAATCGGAGATTGGGGCGAGGCAAGGACATACGGATACACCCGCCTGTGGAATTGGGAAGGCGAGAACTTCATCTGCCATGAGCCTCCCGTGCTTGAGGGGCTGATGGGGATCGATCCAACCATGCTGTCGCCTAGATTCAAGCACTACAACTATCACTTTGAGAAGGATGTTGCATTCAAGGATGCATGGTATGGTGGTCATGAGGGAATCCTTGAAAGATGGAAGTTGATCAATTCCCTTGACAAGCGATTCTTCCCAATGCACATCTCAAACCTCATCACGGGGCCGTGGGGCAAGTCCAACAGCGCAATAATATGGAACAATAGAAATGAAGAACATCCTCGTCATTGGTGACAGTTGCCGAGATATCTTTGTGTACTGCGATGCACATAGGCTATGCCCCGATGTTCCTGTTCCTGTGTTGAATGTCTCCTATCAAACAGAGAACAAGGGAATGGCTTTGAATGTTCAGGAGAATATCAAGGCTCTTGGACAGCCTTGCGACATCTTCACAAATTCAAATTGGCACGATGTCACCAAGACTCGCTATGTCCACGCAACAAGCAACCATGCTTTCTTCCGTGTTGACTCTGGCATCAAGCCAGAAAGAATGATGAATTGTCCTTCTCTTCTATACGGGATGATCGTGATCTCCGATTACAACAAGGGATTTCTCAAGGAAGAAGACATTGCAGCCATCTGTTCCATGCACGACAATGTATTCGTTGACACCAAGAAGCGACTTGGCCCATGGCTCAACCATGCCCGATACATCAAAATCAATGCATCCGAGTACATGGCATCCAAAGAATTCATCACGCCGGAACTGAAGGACAAGATCGTCGTTACCCTCGGCAAGGATGGCTGCGAACACAGGGATCATATCTATCCCGTGCAGCAATCCGATGTCCGTGATGTCTCGGGAGCAGGAGACACCTTCCTCGCGGGACTTTGCGTGAAGTACTTGCAGACAAGCGACATAGAGGAATCCATAATGTTTGCAAATCGTTGTGCGGCTTCTGTGGTGAAGCATCGTGGAGTCACGGTGGTTGATCCGAATGAAATCTGAAATCAACAAGATTGTACTCACCAACGGCGTGTTTGATGTCATTCACAGAAAGCACATCGAACTCCTGTCATTCTGTAAGGAGCAAGGTGACTATCTGATCGTGGCGATAGATTCGGATCGCAGGGTGAGAGAAACCAAGGGAAGCACTCGCCCAATCAACAGCGAGATGGACAGGAAGTTTGTTCTGAATTCCTTGAAATTTGTTGACGAAGTTCTTGTGTTTGACACGATCCAAGACCTTCGGCAATTGCACAAAGGGATTCGCCCAAACATCTATGTAAAGGGCGGTGACTGGCAGGAATCGTTTCTGCGTGAAACCGATGGTATACTTCCTGCCACCAAGGTCATCCTCTTTCCATACGAGAATTCCTATTCCTCCACGAAGACCATAGAAAGAATGAGGCAATCGCAATGATCGTTGTTACCGGCGCATCTGGCTTCATAGGAAGCAGGATGGTTGCATATCTGAACACATTGGGCATCACGGACATAGCCGTAGTTGATGACTTTGAGGTCAATCACAGGCTCGGGTATGCAAGCAAGGCAAACTACGCCAACTTGCAGTCTTGTGAGTTTGGGACCGTGCATCCAATCATCATGAGTAGGGATTCGATACTTCCTGTTGGTGACATTCAGGCAGTATTTCACTTTGGTGCCATCAGCAACACTCTCGAAAAGGACACCTCAAGGCTCTACAACTACAATACCCGCTACACCTACATCCTTGGCGAGGCTTGCAAGGAGAGGGGCATTCCCCTGCTGTTCAGTTCAACCGCAGCAGTCTATGGCAACGGAAACGGTCCTCTGAACGACTATGCCAAGTCCAAGAGGATTTCCGAAAAAGATATATCTGCTCATGCCGTATGCTTCAGGCTTTTCAATGTGTATGGTCCCAACGAATCACACAAGGGCAGGATGGCATCGGTAATCCATCATTGGCACAACCAACTGACCAAGAACGGAATTCTTGAGATGTTTGAAGGTTCCCATGCGTACAAGCGTGACTTCATTTGGGTCAACGATGTGTGCCGAGTCTTTCATTCGGCATCGATCAACTACCAGCCGGGAATCTATGACTTGGGAAGCGGCAGGAGCGAAGCCCTTGACAAGGTTGCTAGAGTGGTGATTGCTGCTCATGGTGGCGGTGAAATCAAGGAGATACCGATGCCAAGCGACTTGGCGCTTCAGTATCAGACAAACACGCAGTCAGATATTGTTGCCATAAGAAACAATGGTTGGTGCGTAGACATGATGGGAATTGAGATGGGAATCCCCCTGTACATCGAAAAGTTGAGGAACGCAAAATGGCAAGTCGCAAGTTGAAGAGCGAGATGGTGGAAAAAGGTTGGGGCAACGAGATCATCTTTGCCAACAACGGAAGATACTGCGGAAAGTTGCTGAACCTGAACGCAGGAAAGAAGTTCAGTATGCACTTTCACCTGATGAAGGACGAGACATGGTATGTCGCCAAGGGAAGCCTGATACTTCGTTGGATCGACACCTCGGATGGCAAGACGCATTGGGAGAAACTTGATGTGGGAGATGTAGTGAGGAACTTCTCGGGGTTTCCCCATCAACTTGAGGCAATAGAAGACTCAACGATATTTGAAGTTTCCACCCAACACTTCGACCACGACAGTTACCGTGTACTGCCCGGAGACAGCCAGAAGTGAGATACGCCTTCGACATCGACAATACATTGGTTTCCACGCAGGGTAGCGATTACCAAAATTCAACCCCGATACAACATCGAATTGATTCGGTGAATCGTCTTTACGAGGAAGGCCATACCATAATTCTTTTCACGGCAAGGGGTTCTGCATCAGGCAATGACTATACAGAATTCACCAAGCAGCAGATGGAGAAATTCGGAGTCAAGTATCATGTTCTCATCACGGGCAAGCCGGATGTAGATGTCTTCATAGATGACAAGGCAATGTCGGTTCGCGAGTGGGATCGAAAGCAAGGACGAATTGTTCTTCGCTTTTGAAAATAGCAGAAATACTTATCCACAATCGACAAATCCCTTGCACGAATGAGTGTTTCTGCGTATCCTTTGGTCTAAATACACTCACCAAACAAGACACAACAAGGAGAAGAAAATGAGTGAACACGGACTTCCCACGCCTTACCAGCATTTCATCCATCTTTCAAGATATTCAAGATGGCTTGAATCGGAGAACCGCAGAGAGACATGGGAAGAAACGGTGGCTCGTTACTTCGACTTCTTTGACAAGCACCTTGGCAGCAAGATCACCAAGGAGCATCGCAAGGAACTTGAGACTGCCGTTCTGAACCTTGAGGTGATGCCTTCCATGCGGGCATTGATGACCGCCGGTCCTGCTCTTGAGCGTTGCAATGTAGCGGGATACAACTGTGCATTCGTGGCAGTCAATCGTGTCCGTGCTTTCGATGAAATCCTCTATGTGCTGATGTGTGGCACGGGAGTGGGCTTCAGCGTGGAGAATCGCTTCGTCTACAAGTTGCCGACCGTTGCCGAGGAATTCTTCCCAAGCGACACCGTGATCGTGGTTGAGGATTCCAAGATCGGATGGGCAAAGGCATTCAAGGAACTCATCAGCCTGCTGATTGTAGGACAACTTCCCAAGTGGGATGTCTCCAAGGTCCGTTCCAAGGGTGCAAGACTCAAGACATTTGGTGGCCGTGCAAGCGGTCCCGATCCGCTTGTCGAATTGTTCAAGTTCACATCCGACACCTTCCGTAAGGCAGCAGGCCGCAAGTTGACAACAATTGAATGCCATGACATCGTTTGCAAGATCGCGGAGATCGTGGTGGTTGGTGGCGTTCGTCGCTCTGCATTGATCAGCCTGTCTGACCTCAACGATGAGCGGATGCGTAATGCCAAGGTTGGTCAATGGTGGGTGATCGATCCACAGAGGGCATTGGCAAACAACTCTGCCGTCTACCAAGAGAAGCCCGAGATCGGCACCTTCATGGACGAGTGGGTTTCTCTGTACAAGTCAAGGAGCGGTGAGCGTGGAATTTTCAATCGCGATGCAGCCAAGAAGCAAGTTTCGAAGTTGGGTGATCGTCGTGATCCAAACTTTGACTTTGGAACAAACCCATGCTCGGAGATCATCCTGCGTGACCGTGAATTCTGCAACTTGTCCGAAGTGGTGATTCGCAGCACCGACAGCGTGAATGACCTGACTCGCAAGGTTCGTCTTGCTGCCATCCTTGGCACATGGCAGGCATCCCTGACCAACTTCCGCTACATCTCAAGCGAGTGGAAGAAGAACTGCGAGGAGGAGGCTTTGCTTGGGGTTTCGCTCACGGGAATCCTTGACAATTCCCTGCTGCGAAACTACAACAATCTTGATGGACTTCTTGAAACAATGAAGCAAGTCGCAGTCAAGACAAACGCCGAATGGGCAAAGAAGATCGGCATCAACCCTGCCGCAGCCATCACTTGCGTCAAGCCTTCGGGAACTGTGTCTCAGTTGGTTGACGCTGCTTCAGGAATCCATGCCCGTCACAGCGAATACTACATTCGCACAGTCCGGGCAGACCGCAAGGATCCGCTGTGTCAGTTCATGATCGACCAAGGCTTCCCCGCAGAGCCTTGCGTGATGCGTCCTGACCATACGATGGTTTTCTCTTTCCCAATGAAGTCGCCAAAGGGTTCACCTACACGAAACGACATCACGGCCATTGAACATCTTGAATTGTGGAAGATGTACCAAGACCATTGGTGTGAACATAAGCCTTCCATCACGATCACGGTTCGTGAGCATGAATGGCTTGATGTTGGTGCATGGGTCTACAATCACATTGACAGCATCTCGGGAATTTCGTTCCTACCTCACTCCGATCACAGTTATCAGCAGGCACCATACCAAGACTGCACCAAGGAGCAGTACGAGGCCATGGTTGCCAAGATGCCGAAGAATGTCGATTGGAGCCTGCTGTCAAATTACGAGAAGGAAGACAATACCGCAGGGACGCAGACATTCGCATGTTCTGCGGGTTCGTGTGAGATTGTTGACTTAACACAAGCGAGTTGAATAAATACTCCTGCTGTGAAGATAGCAGGAATCGATTACTCACTCTGCTCCCCTGCCGTCACCGTTCATAGCGGTGACGGCTTTTCTTTGGAGCAATGCAAGTCCCACTTTCTGACGGACACGAAGAAACACGCCACCATGTACATGTCAACAGGACTGCATTGCCGTGGGTGGGACTATCCGCAATGGTCGATGCCTGAGTTTGGGCGAGGGGAAGATAGGTACGACAAGATATCCGATTGGACAATGAACCTTATCTCCGACTGCGATCTTGTCTACATTGAAGACTATGCCCTAGGTGCCAAGGGAAAGGTTTTTAACCTTGGCGAGAATTGTGGATTGTTGAAATGGAAAATGTGGAAAGCGGGAATAGGCTTTCATCTCGTTGGTCCCACGGTAGTGAAGAAGTTCGCAAGTGGCAAGGGAAATGCCGACAAGGACAAGATGTATGAGGCATTCCTAAAAGAAACAGGGGCTGACATCCGAAAGGAAATCAGCCCCGAGTCCAAGAAGGTTACGAGTCCCGTGTCTGATATCGTGGACTCTTACTTTATCTGCAAGTACGCTTACAGTTCGCTTGCAAGCATCTGACTGCGTAAGCGCCTGTGCGCCCGTGTGCCCGTACACCCCCACTCGGGCGGGAGCGCACACGCCCATGCGCCCGTGTGCGTGAGGCGTTCGGTTTGATAGGGAATCTCCTCATGGACATCCCCCATGTCATCATCAAAATCGTCTTCTTGCGGACGGGTTCTTGGATCAGCGGCCACGATGGAACTTCTCCTTTGTTTCGAAAAAGAAATCGTCATCTTCATAATCATCCTGCGAGAAAGCATCATTCAGGTTTCTGTGATGCTTCAAAATCTTCTTGTGGTGAGTGTCGCTGCGGCGACTAGAACTGCGCTCCAATGCGCCATTGTCCTTTTCCTGACTCATGTCTTTACTGCCTTTATGGGAATTAGATTTGGGAAAGCGATGTCCACAACCTCCCGTGGAAGGCCAGGAATTTCCCCTTCGATCATCTGCTCAATGGTCTTTGCCTCTGAAGGATGGACCGACTCAAGCAGTTGAATCAGAAGTTCGTTCTTGCGCTTCTCGGTGACTGGATTGTCCTTTTGAAAGACATACAGTCTTCGATACTCAATCATGAGATTGGTAAACGCAAGTCCCTCGGGTGCAGGATCGGGCGTGTATGCGGGTGCCTTTTCGCAGTACCAAGTCACCTTCGGATCATATGTGTACTTCAGTACTTCTTGCAAGGCAGGCGATCCATGCGCCCGCAGGATGTTGGCCTTGTCTCTGTTTGACCCCTGCGATGCAGCCTTTGTCAGTATCTCCGAAATCAGTAGTTGCATGGTAAATGCTCCTTCGTCCTTATTTAGTAGACGGCAAGGATAATTGTGTCGGCATTTACCCTGCCGCTTGCTTCTTTTTCCACGGTATTTGAAAGACCGATGGCATTCTTAACAGAGCGAATTCCCCCATCCTCACGGACTGCCTTCAGGAGGGGGTCTGGCTTACGCAGCCGCTTGGATTTGGACTTGTCGGCATCAAATCCGATGACCGTAGTTCCCTTGATGGAAAGCCCCGTCTTGGTGGATGCCTCAAGGATGGTACAAGTCTTGGTCTTCGTGTTGAACAGAATGGCTTTCTCTGCCCCGACGATCTTTGTTGGATGCACGGACTTGATCTTCCAAGTCTCGTCTTCCTTCTTGTATTTCAGGTTCTTGACCACCTTGACCGGATCCTTCGGTCTGCGACGGCGAGGCTGTCTCAACTTCTTGGAAATCTCAACCTGATGTTGGCAGGCTTCGATGAGGCAATTGAGCCACTTGTGGTATTCCTTCAACTGCTTCTTGGTGTACAGCGAATAGGCTTCCTTCAACTGCTCGTCGGCCTTGCCCCCAAGAAGGGTTTCGATTGGATCAAGCCGCCGCCGAAACCACTCTGCGATTCGGGTTGCCTGAATACCACGAATATTTCTTTTCCGAATGTAATCGGCAATGACATTGCATCCATTCTTTGGATTCGTACTGCCGCCGATAAAGAACTGATCTTCAAACTGTTCAAGTTCACCAATGAGAATTGAAACTTGCTCACGGATGCGATCTTGAATATTGGGAAGCCCTTCCACCTTCTCCACCTCACGGATGGACTTGCCCTTCTCCGCAAGGTGCCTAATCGCCTTCAGGAGCCGTTCCTTGCGTACCTCGGGCAAAGGTGCCCCTAGACTCAGGAGCCTCGCCAGAACGCCTACAATGCATCCGGGTTCATGTGGGGCCACCTCATCGGGAGTGGTCGTAGTCTGCCCTGTACGGGCGACTGCCTTAATTTCAGAATCCCCGAAGTTATTGGCCTTCATGAATTCTAAAATCCACTTCCGATGGTCGTTGTCATCGGACATATGGTGATACCAATTTTCAGCCCGTGCCAAGGCACAAGCCCGTTCCACGGGATCTTTTGAAATTTCGTCCCATTGGGGTTCGGTTCCCCAATGAACCTGTTCGGCTTTCGTTGCCATGTGGGATATCTTATCGTCTGCTATTTTGATGTCAAGCCCTATTTGGGTATTGACATGGATTGGTTTGCTGTTATACTTATGCAAGCACCGAAGAAATCCCAAAAGGTTTGGGATCGATGCAGTTCATCTACAAAGGTGAATCATGTCAGAGAAGCACGATACGAAGACGCACTCCCGCAAGCCGCAGAAGGTTTGGGTGCAGTCCCTGAACAAGGTCGGACAAGTCAAGAAGGTTGAGCGTGATCCCGTGTGGGGTTCGCAGTATCTCGTCAGCGTCTACTCTCCTGAGTGGATCGGTGACACCCATCCCTATGAACACTTTTGGGTCAAGGAGGATGATGTGTTGCCCGTGAAGGAGAGGGAGGAAGCCTGAGATGCGAATGAGCAAGTACGATCTCCCCACGGACGAGATTGACATTCTTGCCCTTGATGCCTCCGATCCCTCCAACTATGAGGAGGAAGACGAGGATGAGTCGTGGGACGAGGAAGACGATCTTCCTGAATGGGATGATGAAGAAGAGGATGAGGACGGTGAAGGCGAAGCGGATGTTGAGGAAGACGAAGACGAGGATTGGGCGAACACCGAAGACGAAGACTTCTGAATAAATCCACCTTGGCTTGGGGATGATCGACCATCCCCTTCTGGCCCCATCGTCTAGTTGGTCTAGGACACCTCCCTTTCACGGAGATAACAGGGGTTCGAATCCCCTTGGGGTCACTTATGCTACAATCAACGCAATGAACATCTTTTACCTACACGAATATCCTGACAAGTGCGCCCAAATGCATTGCAACAAGCATGTGGTCAAGATGGTTCTTGAATACACGCAGTTGCTTTCCACGGCACATCGCTTGTTGGATGGCAAGCAATCAATCGTAAAGATAAATGGCAGGAACATGAAGCGTTGGACGCTTGAAAACAATGTTCTGAACGAACGGCTGTTTCTCGCTTCCCATGTCAACCATCCATGTGCTGTTTGGGCACGGGAAACCCAAGACCAATACCTGTGGCTGCACAGACTCCTGACGCACTTGCTCAAGGAATACTCCTTTCGCTACGGCAAGACTCATTCCGTACAGAACCGCTGTTGGGATGATTTGCGTAAGCATCCATTTGCGCTCAACAGCAAGCGTGGGTGGCGTGAGCCTCCACAAGCCATGCCCGATGATTTCAAAGTTCATGGGAACTCCGTGCTTGCATATCGCAAGTACTATGTCGGTGCAAAGTCAAAGTTAGCCAAGTGGTCAGTCCGTCCTGCACCCGATTGGTGGTCGCTAAATATCCTTACACAGAAGGAGAACACTAATGCCGTTCTATGACTACAAGTGTAAGGGGTGCGATCATGCATTTGAAGAGATGCTTCGGATGGCTGACATCGACAAGCCAACCAAGAAGAAGTGTCCCAAGTGCGGAAAGAAGAAAGTGGAAATCGTGGTGGGAACACCCGCAGTATGCGATCCCGTTCGCATTGGCGTTCGCCGTCCCGACCAAGGGTGGAAGGAAGTGATGGCAAAGGTCAAGGAAGCACACCCAAGATACAACATGAAGGGCAGACTAGGATGAACTTTCCGCAAATCAGGTCGGTACAGATTGAAGATTACGGGCGATTCTATGAATCACCGATGACGGGTCATTGGTATCCCTCTGTCACCACCGTGACGGGGTTTGCCAAGAAGGACTTCTGGACAAAGTGGAGGAGCAATCCTGAGAACAGGAAGACCTCCGATCTTGCCATTGCCCGTGGCAACATGATGCACGAACTTGCCGAGGCATACCTGAAGAAGGAGTACGAGAAGATTGACCGTGTTCCTCTTTCCGACAAGGTTCTGTTCGTGCAGTTGAAGAAGTACCTTGACCGCATCAACTCCGTGTATGCACAGGAGATTCCGATGTGGTCGGACACTCTTCGCATGGCAGGACGATTCGACTGCATCGGTGAATACGATGGCAAGCCGTCGATCATCGACTTCAAGTCTTCAAAGACCGAGAAGAAGCCTGAGTGGATTCTCAACTATTTCCAGCAGGCAACTGCATACGCCCACATGTGGGTCGAACGGACGGGGCAGAAGTTGCCTCAGATCGTGATCCTTGTGTCCTGCGACAATGGAGCAGACCAGGAATTCATCCGCAGTCCGCTTGACTATCGCGAGAGCCTTCGTGATGCCATCGACAACTATTGGGCAAACAACGATTTCAAGGAACTTCAGGAAAGGGCCAAGGATGCGTTTGCTAAGACGGCTGTTTCCGTGGCTTAAGAAGAATATTCCTCTTGAAACCAATGGAGAGGAACGCTATCATTGCGTCCGCATCTTCCGCAAGGAAGGCGACGAGATCGTCATGCTCCTGACCGAGAAGGAAATGGAGAATGGGATTCGTCGTGCCATCGAAAGAATCGGAGTGGTCCCTTATTCGGAGTAAGCATGGGTTCCATCGTGAACATGAACAATGACTTCAGCAAGGAAGTCGAAGAATTCGTAAAGAAGCAGAAGGAACCATCGTACATCGATGCGGTCCTGCACCTGTGCGAGAAGCACGGAGTTGAACCCGACACCATCTCAAAGTTGTTGAGCAAGCCGATCAAGGAACGGCTAAAGGTGGAGGGTCAGCAGTTGAACTTACTCAAGAGGGATTCCAAGTTGCCGCTATGAACGGCTACGAAGCATATCGAATCTATGTCTCCCTGAAAGCGCATTTTCGTGGCGGGAACTATGACTTCTTTCGCTACGGAAGACTGACTCCGAAGGTACAGACATACGAGACTCGCAAGGATCGCCACTTCTTCGACAAGTTGGCAAAGCGCCATCCATTGGAGGAGAACATGGTCAAGTTTCTCCTGTCTCAGATTCAGGAAGACCCGAACATGTGGGTTGGTTCCATGCTTGGCGAAGAAGCGAATCAGCGTTACCTTGAGTGGCGCAAGCGCAACGAACGGCTGTCCTACCAATTTGGTGAGGATGTCAAGACTATCATCAAGTATGCCTCAATCCATGAGAAGTTCACTCCAAGTGCATGGGGCAACATGTTCGTGGTTTCCGAAAAGGGCAACCACCCACGAATCCTCAAATTGCTGATGCAGAAGAAGATCGCTCCTGAATCATTCTGTGTCTTGGACGGGATGCTCAATTTCACCAAGTCATGGAATTCAAAACTTCAAGGCGATCCTGTTTGGGAAGAGATGAAGGCACGACTGAACGGCTACAAGTCCTTCGTACTGCATTTCTCAAACATGGACAATTTGAAGGAATCGGTGCGAAGAATCCTGTCTGAATCGGCAGAAACCAACTTGACCGCAGACTAGATACCTGTATACTCTTTACATTACCCATACTCACCATACTCACACACGAAAGGACACGAAACATATGGGATTCTCTGATCTTAAGAAGAAGTCAAAGTCGATGACGGAACAACTCTCCAAGGAAATGGAGAAGTTGACCACCAAGGGGGGCTACGAAAAGGATGACCGTTTCTGGTCGCTTGAGCGTGACAAGGCAGGCAATGGCTATGCCGTGATTCGCTTCCTTCCCGCCGTGGAGAACGAGGAGATTCCGTGGGTTCGGGTCTTCAGCCACGGGTTCAAGGGCAAGGGTGGATGGCTCATCGAAAACTGCCCGACCACCATCGGCAAGAAGTGCCCGATCTGCGAGGGTAACAACGAACTGTGGAACAGCGGAGTGGAGTCGGACAAGTCCATCGCCCGTGACCGCAAGCGCAAGTTGACCTACATCTCCAACATCCTTGTCGTGAAGGATCCTGCCAATCCTTCCAACGAGGGCAAGGTCTTCCTCTTCAAGTACGGTGCGAAGATTTTCGAGAAGATCAACGACAAGATGACACCCAAGTTCGATGACGAGAAGCCGATGAATCCATTCGACTTCTGGCAGGGTGCCAACTTCAAGTTGAAGGCCACGATTGGTGATGGTGGCTATGTCAACTATGAGAAGAGCGCCTTCGACTCCGCTGAACCGCTCCTTGAGGGCGAAGATGCAGAACTAGAGGCTGTTTGGAAGAAGGAGCATCCGCTGCTTCCCTTCGTTGCACCCGATCAGTTCAAGGCTTACGAGGAACTGAAGGATCGTCTGCACACGGTTCTCTTTACGGAGGCTCCCGAGAAGAAGGCCGAGGACGAGCCTGTGCGTGAGTCCCTTTCGCAGAAGTTCGCCAAGAGCAACAAGGCCGTCGAAGAGGCAGTCAAGCCTGCGGCGAAGAAGCCTGCTCCAAAGAAGGAAGACGATGGCGACGATGATGCCCTCGCCTACTTCCGCAAGTTGGCCGAAGAGGACTGATTGTAAAACTCAAACCTTTCGCGACTGCCGCTCGGAAACGGGCGGCAGTTGTGTTTATGTGGCGATCAAAGCCCGTGTCGGATCCATGTGGTGAACAGGATTTGGAGAAAGAGCAACAGGAATTGTGTTGTTGCCTCCTCCACCGCCAGCAACATTGTTTGTCATTGACGATGTATTGTTGATGATGACCGGTGCGCTGACTGCCTTTGGTTCTGCCATTCCCATTCTTTCGGAATAAGGCATGAAAGGAGCGGTTGTCGGGGCAGCGGCACCGCTTTCCCTCAGCATTATCGCTTCAGCATTGGCTCGGAACAAAGGACTTTCTAGCCTGCTTCTTGTCCGTGATTCGGTAATCTTTCTTTCGGTTTCCTGCTCTTCCCGAATCTGCGCCTGTGTTGCCATTTCCTGCCGCTTATCCGGTTCTTCGTCACCAAACCAATCAAACCACCCGAAGATCGTTTCCTTGACGGCAGCAAAAGCCTCATCAAGGACAGCGGTGAATTCGTCTATCCATGATGTTATGTTGTCGAATGCTTCCTGCGTATTTTCATTGAGATATGTAAGCCAGTCAGAGACTGCCGTGAAGGCATCGACAATAGGCCCAAAGATCATGCCAACGAACTTCATGATTCCAACGAAGATCGGCACCACAAGGTAGTCAAGCAATGGCTTCAGCACGAAGTCATAGATCATCTTCACCACTTCAAAGACCATCTTGAACACGAACTTCAATATGGCAAGAACGGGAGTGAGAAGAATCAACACGAACCCTACCAACTTGGCGACAATTTCACCGACCTTCTTGAGAACCGTGAATATCGGCTTCAGCACATTCTCAAACAAAGATCCGACGATTGGCTTCAGCGTATCGTTCCATAAGTCATATAGTGTTCCTCCGAGCCAAGAGAACACATCCGCAAAGACCTCAAAGAAACCTGAAACTTGGGTGATGATTCCATCAAGAGGCTTGGACAATGCATCATACATTGCCTCAAAGTCAAGGATGAAGTCGCTCAATCCGAGGGTCAGGAACGCAGCAATTCCTTTGAGCAATCCCACGAAGATGGACTTGATTACGCCACCAACTCCTTCGGTTTCCATCTTCTTGAAAGCCGAAACAATGGTTTCAATCACAGACGGAATAACTGACAGGAAAGGAATGTACTTTGCTATGCTTGCACCAAAACGGAATGCTGTCTTGAAGACTCCAAGAGCGGCCTCACCGAAGATGAATTCAACGGACTGCATTATCGTCTTGAGGATTCCTGCTCCTCCGCCCGAGAACATCGATGTGATTCTTCCAAAGCCATTCGAAACGCTGCTTCCGATGCTTGAGAAAAGTCTTGTGAATGTCGGAAAGAGACTTTTGAACGAGTTGCCTATGAATGTAGTCAATTCAAGGAACTTACCACCAACACGGGAGGCTATCCCGAGGAATACCTCACCTGTCAGCCTGACCACGGTGTTGCCAATGCTGTAAATTCTGTTTGTCAAATATCGAATCCCATCGACAAAGAAGGCAAGACCATCTCCAACGACACCGAATCTTCGCAAAAACTTGGTTGTCACATCAAGCATCGAAGTGACGAACGGACCAACAGACTTGGAAAACAAGGTGAACATCTTCCCGATTTCAAGGATTGCGGTCTTGTACATGGGTATCGCCGTGGCGATGAATCCTGTAATTCCACCCAACGCACCCATCAACAGACTCACAGGCATACTGACCTTTTCTGCTCCTGCTGCTCCCATTCCGAGGAGTCCGCGAGTCCCGCCCAACAGACTGCTCCTTGCCATCAAAGCGGCAGGCAGGGCCAACGCATTATTATAAATGCCTTTCAGCCCAGTTTGTGTCTTCGCCAATTCGTTGACTGCATTGGCCAACTGTTTGGTTGCGTCTTCCGTGGCCTTGGTGCCAGCCTTGCTTGCGTCCTTGCTTTCGTCTGCTGCTTCCTTTGCTGCCGCTGCCGCCGCTTTCTGTGCATTGGCGGCATCCTCAGTCTTGTCAACCAATTCTCCTGTGTTGGTGGCCGTGGTCTGTACAGCGTCCTTGATCGCCTCTGCTGTCTGTGCAGTCATAGCAACAGGAGTCGCAGGACTTGCGCCGGGTACAGCGGGAGCAGTACCAAGAACAGCCTCAACCTCCGTTCCTGTTTTTGCATTGTTGAGAAGATCACCTATGCTTGGTTGGTTCTCTGCTTTTTCCTTGGCGGCTTCTGCTGCACCCTTTAGGGAATTTTCAAGGTTTATACCGAATTCAGATGCCTTCTTGGTCATCTCCTCGAACTTCTGATTCGTATCTTGCAGCCTAGCACCGAGTTTCGTCAGAGGATCGCTGACATCCTTGGTAGTCTTGGTCAAATCCTCGTAGGACTTCTTGGCAATCTCAAGAGTGTCCTTCATCTTCTTCAGATTCAGACGCACCCCATCCACTTCCCCCGTATTCTTGTCAAATGCCTTGGTAGAATTAGAAAGACGCTTCTCAAGGTCTTTGAGCGAAGCCACAGCATCGTCTATTCTGCTTGTTAGACCGGCTAGACTGCTTCCAAGAATGTCTTCTTCTGCCATGTGTCCTTTTCCTTATCGGTGCTTGGCTTGCTCTTGTTCCATTCTCTCCTTTTCCTCTTTCACATAGTTGATCAGCAATCCAATGTAGGTCTGCCTTTCCCAAGGCATCATGTTCTCGATTTCAGTCAGGCTGAACTCATGTTGTTTCATCATTATAAAATTAGTCTGCATCATGTTCGCAAGTGACTCATGACACATCAGGATGTAAAAAAATCTTTGATCCCTCGCAATGTGTACTTGTTGTCCTTGCTGCACTTGTGACACACGAAGGAAACTTCCTTCTTGATTGTCGGCATGGTGTTGAAGAAGTCCATGATTTTCATGAACATCGGCTGTGACAGATTTTCGATGAACTCCTTGACTTCTTCCTTCGTGAAGTCCTTGGTCTTGTATGTGTTACCACGATCCTGTATCACTTCGATGCAGGCAGCAATCAAGTCCATTGCCGCTTCCGTATTCTTCTTGGTATCTGCGGTTTCGTCCATATCGGCAGTCTGCATGTCTTCGATTGTCGGATACCGCATGAGGACGCTCAACGAATCCGTGATCTTGATCGTCGTTGAGTGGTTCTCGGGCTTGATGACCTGTATTGAAGGAAGTTCGATTTCGATGCTGTTGGTTGCCTCGCATGAAGAACACTTGATTCCGACCGATGCCGTTTCGCCAACAGAGCGAATGCGAAGTTGCAGTAGAACATACTCAAGGTCAAACGGAGGAGCCGTATCGACATTTACTTGTCCAAAGGTGCAGTCTTTGATTACTTGCTTGGTAGTGGACTGAATCTGCACCGGATCCTTGGTTTCCATTGCCAAGAGAAGAACCTTCTCCTCCTTGACGAGGAATGGTCGGTACTTAACCTTCTTGCCGGTCGAAGGAAGTTTCAGTTCATATTCTGGTGTCGCAACAATAGGTATAGCCATTTTGATCTCCGTTAGTCAGGAATACTAATATTTAGACGGTCATCTGAAGGTTAGCCACGCTGGAAGAACCCGCCATTGTCCATGTCCTTGGTAATGACGGCTCCGTTGGAAGCGACATTCTTGTCCCGCTCTTTGTCTTTTGCGAACAATCTTCTGTTGAATTCTCTGAATTCTTCGTCTTTTCTTCGCTGCTCTTCTTCCAATGCCTCTTGATCGGCATAAGGATTGACAAACAAGGGGTCTTCTTCGGACTCTATCTGTCCAAGGGATACCGATCCATTGAATGCTGCATTTTGCCCTTGCGAACGGCTCAATAGATCATCAAGACCATTGGTCAGATCAGACTGGTTGAGTCTTTCCAACTGACGCTGAACTTCTTGGTCGTATGTCCTCAAGTTTACGAATTCTCTTGTTCCGAATGTCACATTCATCAGCAATGGCTGATTCTTTGGTGCCCATTCGACAGGACCGCCGTTTATTGACATTGCCCTCGGATACGCCTCAAGAAATCTGATCCCGGATATCGTCTTGTTGCTGTATGCACTTATGAGGTCTTCCATCTTTCCTATACTGTTTGGCACAAATAGCAGGGTTATCTTGGAGTCCTTGGCATAATCGTCATAGTACGAAGCATAGCGAGTGACGGGGTTGAGTATTCCATCCATCCATCCTTGAAACAGGTTGAGTTCAAACATGTCTTGGCTGCAATAGAACTGCAAAGACAATTCATCGTAGGTCGTGGTGTATGGAATGAATCGCTTTGGACCGGCGATGTTTCTTTCATGTGTGGAGAAGTATCTTGTTGGGATATTTGCCGTAAAGCATTGCAGGGAAAGACGAGTATCTAACTTCCTGCGGACAAACTGAATCTTCTCATCCAACCACGGGTTCTCGAACATCACGATGAACCGATTGGAAATCTGATAACCAAGCCGTGAAGCCTGCCCAACAAATTCCGTGTAAGCAGAGTTTGGCTGTATGTTCGTTGCTCCAAGATTTGGCTGCAAGAACGAAGACAGGTAACTTGGGGCCAGGGTCAATGCGTTTTGGAATACGGACATTAGAGCATTCTCCTTGATTGTTTCCAGACTTCTTCCCTGACGATGTTTGCGAACCGATCTATGGGCAGGAACAGCATGAACTTCCAGTAGATAGGCGGAACTTCGGTGACTTTGGTGACGATGTTCGAATAGTAGTATCGCTTGATGCTTGGCTTGTAGAAGCCCAATGCCTTGCCCTTCTTGGATGCTCCAATGGTCTTTGCAGACTTCATGGCTCCATAGGTCACAGCAATTCTTGCGTCTGGATTCTGGTCAAACTCAGGATCGTTGATGAATCTAGCGAGGTTGTTGAAGAAATTGGCACGATCAATTGGGTGCAGATAGTGGAAATTCAAACCAAGGAACCCATCGGTTTCCCGTTGCAGAACCAAGGTCAAAGGAAATCGGTCATAGAAAGGAAGGGTGGCTTCCCCTCTTGGTCGATATCCATAGAAGTAAATCTTTCCCGGCATCAGGCGGGATATGAACTTGCCAGAGTCTTCGATGATTGCCGTTGGCTTCATGTAACCCACCGAGGCCAAGTTGTCGCGAAACCACAGGGTGGCTTCGGCAGAAGTCATGTCTATGTCTTCGGCAAAGAACTTACGAAGAACCTTGATCGCTTCTTCTTGGCTCACTTCTTGCCTCCGAAGATGTCATCCTCCGTCAGAATTTGAAATTTCCACTTGCGGTCTGAGCAGAATTCCTGAGCCGCCTTCCACTTTGCATTATTGACCATCCAATCCCGTATTTCCGTCATCTTGCCCTTGGATACCTTAGCACCCACGCCCACAGGCATCTCTGGCTTGATGGTCTTTTTCTTGGGCTTGATCTCCACAAGAAGGGTATCCAGCGTCCCCTCCTTGCTCTTGACCTTTATCCAGAAGTCAACGAAGTAACGATGTATCTTCTGATCGAACGGGGAGCGATAGGGAACGATGATCTCCTCGGATGACCATTCAATCACATTGTCGTTCGTGTCGCAGAAGACCATGAAGCGTCTTTCCCACAGAGAACGATAGACGCATTGGGTCGGATCGCCTTTGTATTTCTGTGGGTTGGTTGGTCGGTAAAACCCTTTGTAACTTCCCTTTGGAATAGGTAGTCTCCTCAATTTTGTATTTAGCAGAACTCACTAAATAACCTTACACAGGAGACTTCAAACTTTGGATACCCCCTCATTCATCAAGCGTCTTTATGGGCAGGGAAGAGCGTTCAAGGGTTCATCGGATGGGCAGGCGGATCGTGACTTGTCGCGGACATCCCCCTTCCCGTACTCTCCCGCAGAGCGTTCCTTCTATCGATATCCATTTGATCTTGGGGACTCCCCCGAACATCAGAACTTCATGGTCTTCGACATCTTTGAAAATGACGGCGAGGGTCTTAAGTCCACCCGAGCGGAGGGGCCAAACTTTGTCACAGACCTTGCCAAGAAGTCTGATCTAATCTCCAAGGGATTTGATGCAGCCGCCAAGGTTGTTCCTGAAACCGGGGTTCTGTCGGCGTTGGCTTCGGATGTAGCCAAGGGACTAGGTGGGGCGCAATCTGGTTTGGCGGGAAACCTGACCAAGGTGGGCAACATCGCACAAGGGGCAAACTTGGTGACATCGGGAGTCGGATTTGGCGCATTGTCTGCCATCAACAAGGCGGCAGAAAGTGCTTTCCTTGAGGCAGGAAGGGGAGAAGAGGGCTTCATTCAGGAGTCGCTTGGGTTGGGTGGTCAGTTGAAGCGAGCAACCAAGACCATTTTCCTTTACATGCCGGGAAGCGTGGCAAGCGAGTACGGTACAAAGTACAGCGAAGACACGGAATTCAAGACCCTCGGCATGGTTGCTACGGGCATCGGTGGTGCCATGAAGAACACCATGAGCATGGCCACCAATGCCAGCCTTGATCCTTCAACGAAGGCAGCCGGTGATGCCCTTGCCGTGCAACTTGGAATGGGAACCGTCAAGAAGATCGAAGATAGCCTGAAGAACACCGCCGAATCTCTTGGACAAGAAGGCGACTTGAATCTCAAGAAATTCCTTGAAGCATCGCAGCGAAGGGTACAGAACCCGTATGCCCTCCAATTGTTTGAAAGCGTAGAACGAAGGACATTCTCATATAGTTTTGAGTTCTTTCCGAAGAATCCCGATGAGGTTGATGAAGTCTATTCGATCATTCGGACATTCAAGAGATATGCCCTCCCCGCAAAGAGCCTTGGTGGAAGATTCCTTGACTACCCTGCCGAATTCCGAGTGACATACATCAACAAGGATCGGGAAAACCTGTACATCAATCGCATTGCAAGATGTGCCTTGACGAAGATTGGCGTGTCCTACGGAGAAAGTCCGTTTGTTACCTTCCAGCCAGATGAGGGCGGTGCTGCACCTACCAAGACAACGCTGACACTTGACATGACAGAACTTGAAATCCTCACGCAAGATCGCATCGATCAAGGATTCTGAACATGGCGTATTTCTCTTACTTTCCGTCATTGTCGTATGCCTTGGACAAGGATGACCTGTCCAAGTTGATCGTGGCCAAGGACATAACCGTCCGTGCAAAGATCAGCGAATACTTCAAGAATGCGGCAATCACCTCTTTGCCATACGAAATACAAGACGGAGAGCGGCCCGAAACTCTTTCGCACCGAGTTTATGATCGAAGTGACTTGCATTGGCTCATTCTGCTGTTCAACGAAATACAGGATCCAACCTTTGAATGGCCATTGTCTTCGGCTGAACTAGAAAGTCACATCGCACAGAGATACACAGGTTATTCAATCTACTATCCCGATACGGCAAGAATCACCGACGAATTCCAAGAGCAAAATACAACCATCCTCGCGGGGGCAAAGACAATTCATCAAATCCTATCAGGAGGTTCCACCATCAGCGCAAGCATAGTCAAGTGGAATCCAACATACAACGAAATCGTCATTACAGGGGATGATGCAGCAAAGTTTGATTCTTCGTATGAATATCCCGAATCCCTTGATGGGTATGCACGATTTCATGTCGATGGCGATGAAACCAAGACAATTGCCTTTGCCAGAACGGTTCCATATGAATATGCGGTCAACCATTTTGAAGACACGGACGGAAATGTGCTTGATCCTAGATCAGGACCACCTTCAGACCCCACAAGCACATCTTCCATTCTCAATCGCTACATCACCCAAGTAGGGTATTCCGAGCCGCTTGAGGTCACGAATCGTGTTCAGGAATTCAAAAACAACGATGATCGTCGGCTAATAAGAGTCATGAAGCCGGAATTCATCAGCCCGACACTTTCGCAGTTCAGAACCATCTTCAAGTGACATAAATGCAAGTTCCCAATGACAAGATTCTGAATCCCGGCGACATTCTGATTGACTCGCTGACCATACAGTCGGCAGCGGGTGCGACCTTGGATGTCAAGGGACAATTTGTGTCCATCAACATCTATGAGGACATGTTTGCCAACGGGGTTTCGGGATTCCTTGTCCTCATCGATTCCCTGAACTTGCTCCGTTATTTGCAGATCACGGGAAGGGAAACTCTCAAGGTCACATTCATAACGCCGGGTGACCAACCAGGAATGGATGAATACATCGACCGCGAATTCAGCATCTACAAGGTGACCACGGACCTGAAGATGGCAGGCGGCGGAAAGAAACTCGTCCGTCTTGAATTCGTGTCCAAGCCCCTGTACGAAAATACAAAACAAAGACTGTCTCGTTCCTTCAACAATATGTCCTATAGCGACATGGTTACCACGATCATGTCTGATACATTTGGCGTTGAAGTGAATGCCTGTCCGACATTGGGAAAGAGGAATATCATCATTCCCAACTGGAATCCAATGTATGCCATAAGTTGGCTTGCAAAGCGTTCCGCCGCCGAGTATTCGCCCGAGATGTGCGATTATGTGTTCTTTGAGAATCTTGAGGGAACATATCAGTTTCTTCCATTGTCGCTGCTGAAGTCAAGAACTCCAAGCGTCAAGTACCACCACACACCCACGGCAAGGAATCCCGAAACAGGCGGGATTTACATGAAGAAGGAATTCTTCAACATTCTTTCCTACTCCGTGAACTCCCGTGGCGACAAGATGCGAGAGATTGCTTCAGGCGTGTATAGCAACAACGCCGTGTCGCTTGACATCATTGGCAAGCGAGCCAACATGGAGATTTATGCCTACTTCTCGCAGCGAAAGAGAATACCGACCATTTCAGAACACCCCTTGGTTCCCACTCTCTCGGATGATCTTAGCCTGAACATCGGTGCGTATCAAAAGTTCTTCCCCAAGCATTCTTTCAGGTACGACGGCGTGGAAGACAATGATGAACTTGAGGTTGTTTCTACCAGAAGGCAGTCACAGATGAATGCCTTTAGGACACATAGCCTGACGATTGATGTCAATGGAGATTCCAGAAGAAGAGCGGGAGAAGTTGTATCAATTGACATCCCGAGCGTGGAGAATCCAAAGAACAAGGACGATTGGTTTGATCCATTCCTCTCTGGTAAATACATGATAACGAGCATCCTACATGAGATAGGCGATGGAAGTTACAACATGAAGATGGAAGTAATGAAGGATGGCTATGACGAGAAACTTGCGGATCAGCAATCCTTTGGTGTAGACGGGACGATTTGAACATGATCAACGAAATGCGAGACAATCCCAATGACTACATGGGAAAGATGGACTTCGTGTGGTGGCACGGAGTCGTGGAAGATGTAAACGATCCGCTAAAACTCGGGCGGGTGCGTGTGCGGGCGTATGGGTTTCATACAAACGACAAGTTGCTGATTCCGACAGAATCCCTTCCATGGGCAGCGGTGATGCAGCCAATTACAAGCGCAGCCATGAGCGGAAAAGGACAGTCTCCCACAGGATTGCTTCCCGGTTCATGGGTTGTAGGCTTCTTCCGCGATGGTCCCCATGCACAGGATCCCATCATCATGGGAAGCATAGCCGGGTGGCCGTTTCCCGATGTCAATACGGGAAAGTACAAGGATCAAGAGATCGGTTTCAACGATCCAAGCGGCAAGTACCCGCTTGATGATTATCTTGGGGAGCAGGATACGAATCGTCTTGCAAGAGGCGTAACCGGTGCCGATCTGGACAAGACAATCGTAAAGAGCAAGTTGGATTCAAGGATTCCCAAGGTTCCAGCAGGAATCACGGGAGAGTGGTCAGAGCCTGCTACCCCTTACGGTGCAACCTATCCCCACAATCATGTCTACGAAAGCGAATCCGGTCACCTGTTTGAGGTCGATGACACAGAAGGCAAGGAAAGGCTTCATCGTTATCACAAGAGCGGTTCGTTCGAGGAAATTCATCCTGACGGATCAAGGGTAACAAAGATCATCGGAAATGACTACGAAATAACCATCGGATCAAAGTCAGCGATGATCAAGGGAGATGTCCTGTATACCAACGAAGGCAGGGCAAAGTTCAAGGTTGGCAAAGATTTCTATCTAGAGGTCGATGGTGATGTCAGAACCTTGGTTCATGGCAATGTCATCATGCATACCAAGGGAAGTTTTGTGCATCGGGTATCGGGCTCATATACGCTTGCAAGCGGCGGAAACATGACCTTTGTTGCCCCGAGAATTGACCTGAATCCAGAAGGACTCAATCCATCTACCGTAAGCGTTGGTGGCCTCGACAAGATTCAGAAGAGAAGGGTCGAATTCCCTGATCCCGCAAACCCTGCGGCCACAACATCCGTGCCTTCTTTGCCACCCGCTTCGCTTTCCGGTGTCGTTGCCGGAAACACAAACAAGAACAGCGTATTGCAGCAGCAGTCGGCAGGAACCATTTCACAAGGCGCTATCGCCTCGGATACTTCGGCAGTTTCCGACACGGTGGTCACGACTTCTGCTACGGATGTTACGGACACCACGGCAACAGTCACATCCTTGGATGGCAAGGCCGCTCCTGCGGTCCCATCCGAAGTGGGTGGTGTGCAGTACCTTGGCTCAACTAACATTCAACTTCCGAGAATACCGACAGACATCGGGCAGATTGCCTTGCTTGCAGCGGCAGCCGGTGCCGCAGCCGCTGCTGCTTTCCAAGATGAATCCGATTCTCAGCAACAGGCAACCAATGAACCCGTTGCTGCGGTTGCATTGCCTCCACTTCCTCCCCCTTCTCCCGGAGTTCAGGATACACGGGTTGTCATGGGTTCGGCAGGAGGAACAGGAGCAGCGCAGGAAGCAACAGGTCTTCCCGGCCTGCCTACGGTCAGTCTCTATGCAGTTCCCGGCGAAGCGGCTACGCTACTTCAGGGCTACCCCGGTCAGACTGGAATCGGAAACACCGATCCTTCGTCCGACTTGCCAACAGTCACTCCGCTGCCGAGCGTACCCGTGCTTGCCTTCCCTGCGGAGTTCGCACAGCCAGTCATCCTTCCCGATGTGCTTGACGGAGGCGCATTCTGATGACAGGGGAGTATCTGTGGCAGGGGAAGTACAAGGTAATATCGGAAGTCGATCCAAGCACCTACTACCCAAACGGGATAGTGGAGTCCTCTGAAGATGAGTCCGAAGATATTCCTTGCATTCGCATTTCATTTCCAATAGCAAACAACAACGCATTCTTCAATACAGGAAATGACCTGAATTTCGTACAGATACCGATCTATTTCGAGCAACAGGACATTACCGACGATGTATTTTGGAAATTTTCGGTTATACAAAATCCTTTGTTTGTGGGAGGGGGTGGATTTGGCTTGGGTGGATGCACGGGTGTTTCGATATCAGATCCTGGTTTCTTGATAGTGACTGGCGATTTCTCCCCCGACATGGTTCTGAATGTTGACACAGGAAAGTTGACGGGTAGGACGGGAGAACTTGATTTCTACGCCTCCTCCCTGAACATTCCCCCCGACTACGAGATAGATGAACAGAACTATGGGACAGTCGGCTCGGCATCCTACTTCAGGAATGGAGTGGGGTTTGGAATCCCCGTTTCCGTCACCGTCCGTGCTTTCGACAAGACCGATCCATCGATCCACATAGACACAACCTTTACCTACACTCTGAGGAACAACTGGTCCTCCGATAGAGATAGTTTGATCCTAAATATCAAGAATCAATTCTATGTGGATGGCAAACCCGCCACCAATCTTGAATATTTGGAGGCGCAGAAGGCCAAGGGATTCTTCCCCGGGCCACCTTAAGGAACAACAATGCCAGCAGCACACAGACAAGGCGACATCTGCACAGGACACGGATGCTACGGACCAAGACAGAACATTTCTTGGTCTACGAATGTCTTCGTGAACAACAAGGGCTGGCACCGTCAATTTGACAATTGGGGAACCCATTGCTGTGGTCCGTTTTGCCACAAGGCACACACCGCAGAGGGCTCTTCGATGGTTTTTGTGAATAGCCGTCAGGCAGCACGGATCGGAGATCCCCTTTCCTGTGGTTCCGCTGTCGCCACAGGAAGCAAGAATGTCTTTTGCGGAGGATGAGAGATGTCGTCATCTGATACAGGAAATTTCGACCTTTGGATGAATGTTGGCACCGCGATTTTCGCGATGATCGCTGGAATGTTCACCGGGGCCGCATACCTTCGCAAGAAGATGACCTTCTGGAAGAAAGAGGAGGAAAAGGGTGCGGCAATCACCGTTGATGACATACGCAAGTATGGTCAGGTGCAGGAACTCATTACCACTCTGCGAAACATGACCGGAGCGGACAGAACGCAGATCCTGCAATTCCACAACGGAGGAAAGTTCCTTGATGGCTCGTCCATGAAGAGAATGTCTGTTACCCACGAATCCTGCCGTCAGGGAGTTGCCTACGAGTACATGCATATGCAAGCCGTGCTTGCAACCTTGCTTTGGGAAAAGATTGAACTGGTCAAGAAGGACGATTCTCAGATTCACTTCACCAAGAATCTCACAGATTCGACTCTGAAGACCTACTGCCGAAGCAAGGGAACAGAGGCTTTCTCCATTCTTCCGATTCGCAAGGACAATATGTTGATAGGCTTCATAAACATCGACTGGCTTGATGCGGAAGAAGTTCCAAACAAACCAATAGATTTTGCAAATGTGTTCGAGGAGTATCGCGGATACATCGAACTGCAACTCGCAAAGGACACGGCGGATGGCCACTAACTGGCGCAAAGACCCGATTCTTTCCTTTTCGGATATCGATATGGATTTGACCAAGGATCCATTGACCGAAGATGTCACTTCAATAACTGGAGAAGAAGTGGTCAAGCAGTCCCTGAAGAACTTGCTTCAATTCAAAAGATATGAGAAGCCGTTTCATCCAGAGATAGAGTCGGGCATTACCGATTTGCTGTTTGAGCCTGTTTCTCCGATCATAATGATACAGATGAAGAGAAAGATCACGGAACTGATTCAGACATACGAACGGCGGGTTCGTGCAGTACAGGTGGACATTTTCGATCTGATGGATGAAAATTCATATAGGATCGATGTTCAATTTCAGGTTCAGAACAAGGTTGATGTGTTTCGTGCCACGGTTATCGTGGAGAGGATCAGATGACAACTCCCAACTTGCCAGTAGACAATCTCGACTTTGACTCAATCAAGACAAGCCTGAAGGATTTCCTCAAGGGTCAGGACAAGTTCAAGGACTATGACTTTGAGGGTTCGGGGATGAACATTCTCCTTGATCTTCTTGCATACAACACACACTATCAGGCGTTCTATGCAAACATGGTGGCAAACGAGACTTTCATCGACTCAGCAGTCAAGCGTCAGTCGGTGGTTTCTCTTGCCAAGCAACTTGGCTATACTCCACGGTCATATAGGGCATCTACTGCAAACATCGACATCGTTTGGACGAACCCAAGTGCAAGTTTCCGTGCTAGCGTAGCCCGAGGCGAGGTTTTCATAAATCGCGGTGACATCTTCACCGCAACCACGGGAGGCTCGGTCTTCACTTTCATTCCCGTACAGAATTACAAGGTTGTGAATGAAGGCAACAATTGCGTGGTCAGAAACATGGAGATCAAGGAAGGTCGTTTGCAGACATTCACATATGTCGTGAATGAGGCAGACACGGCACAGAAGTTCATAATTCTCGACACACGGGTTGATACCTCCTCCCTGCGTGTGCGTGTGACTCGTTCGCCCAAGGACACTACGGGCATTCTAGACATCTGGACATTGGTGACCGACATCAATGCAATCGATGGAAGCACGAATGCCTACTACTTGCAGGAAACAGACAAGCAGCGTTATGAAGTGCAGTTTGGTGACGGCATCGTCGGAAGAAAGCCTGCCGATGGAAATGCCATACTCCTTGAGTATTTGGTCACACGGGGACAAGAGGCCAACGGTATACAGTCTTTCAAGTACAACGGCGCAGTAACCACCGCTGGCGTAACACCCACAGTCAGCGTGGTCACAAACGAAGAGGGAATACCGCAATCTTCCTATGGAGGCAGCGAGTTCGAGGACATCGAATCCATTCGCTACTATGCTCCGAGAAACTACCAAGCACAGGAAAGAACTGTCACCGCCGAGGACTACAAAACCATCCTGACGAGAGACTACACAAGCGCCGACTCCATACAGGTTTGGGGTGGAGAAGAAAGCGATCCCCCGCAGTATGGAAAAGTCTTGATTTCCATCAAACCGCAAGGTGCGACCCGTTTGTCCACCCTTGAGAAACTGTCGATTCAGAACACGATTTTGCAACGCAAGAATGTTCTTGGCATCACGCCCGAAGTCGTAGACCCCGATTATGTCTACATTGTCCTTGACCTTGCGGTTCGATACAACAGCAGCCTCACGACCTTGAGTGCAAAGGACATTGAACGCCTTGTCAACGAAAGCATAACTTCGTATGCATCGGAGAAGTTGGGGAAGTTCGGACTAAACTTCCGATTTTCAAAGTTCCTCGCATTCATTGATGGCATCAATCAGAGTATCACAAGCACAGATGCAAATTTGCGAATTCAGAAGAGATTCGAACCGGTCATCGGAAACCCCGGCGTTTACACGATCAAGTTCAACTTTGACAATCAACTGTATCACCCAATTGACGGCTATCCTTCAATCTTGAGCAGCACGGGATTTGGATATGTTGATCCACAGACAGGACTTGAGGTAGATGCATACATGGATGATGACGGATATGGCAACATCCGCATCTACAAGCAAGTCGGAGAGGAAAAAATCTACCTTATTAATGAGGCAGGAACCCTTGATTATTCCAACGGAACGATCAGCCTGACGAACTTCAATCCAACCTACATCCTCCCCAAGACAAGCACAGAAATCGCCCTGACTGCGGTTCCTGTTTCCACGGATGTGTTCACACGAAGGAATCAGATCATTCTGTTCGATACAGAAAATTCGAACATAACCGTTGTTCCTGACTCATTCCGAACCGAGAGAAACCAGACTGCAAGTTCCTTCCCATCAAATAGATAATATGCCATGACCACGGGTAGCGACAAGAGCCAGTCAGCAATCATCCAGCATAGATTGCCGGAGTTCGTTCAGACGAATCATCCGACTCTTGTTGCTTTTGTGCAGGCATACTATGAATGGCTGGAATCGCAGAAGGAATCGGGATACATGCGGACTCCTTCGGCGTTGGAGGGGGTTTCAGACATTGATGCCACTCTGGATGAATTCGTAACCGACTTCAAGAAGGAATTCCTACTTGGCTTTCCCGAGGAATTTGCGGTCAATGGCGAGAGCGATACAGTCGATGTGCGGAAGTTGATAAAGAACATCAAGGAATTCTACAGAAACAAGGGAACCGAGAAGACATACGAGTTCCTGTTTCGGGTGCTTTATGACACCGCCGTGGAATTTTACTATCCTGCAAGAGACATTCTTCGTCTGTCAGATGGAAAGTGGATTCAGAAATACTCAGTTCGCTGCTCAAACGACCTTGGAAACAAGATTTTCGAGGCAAGAGGAAAGACCATCACGCAGCGAAACAAGTCCACCAACAGCATCGTGGCCAGCGGAAGAGTGATCGATGTTGTCACATATCAAATCGGCAACCGTGAAATATCGGAACTGTTCCTCACCAACATCAACGGAGCATTCGTTTCCAATACCAAGGCAGGAAATGAGATTTATGGGGGAATAGAATTCACAGACAATGATTCCGTGCAAAGAACGGAACCAAGAATCTATCCCGTCCTGAAGTCCATACAAGTGACCGCAGCAGGAACCGGCTATCGAAAGGGAGAAAGAATACTCTTTTCTGCATCCGGAGACAGCGGAGTCGGTGCATCTGCCACAATCACGGAAGTCGATTCGATGGGTGGCATCGTTCGCACAAGAATCGATAACTTTGGAATAGGCTATGAGAATGTCCCGTCATACTCCATAGAAACGGCGTTTGGTGAGAATGCATCATTGACTATATCCGTTGGCTCAACTTGCACCTACCCCGGCTACTACTCGGGAAGCGATGGAAAGTTGAGTTCAAGCAAGGTGATGCAGGACAACCATTACTATCAGAACTTTTCCTATGTCCTCCTCTCGGAAGTGGTAATCGACCGTTACAAGGAAATCCTACGACGAATCATCCATCCGGTGGGCATGGGAATGTTCGGAAAGGTGCTGCTCACCCGATGCTCGGCACAGTCACCACAGACAGATGCATTGGGAAGCAAGACTGAGGTTCCCGTCATCGGTAATTATGCCCCGTACACGATATACACAAACACGGACCTGAGCGAACTGTTTTACGATGATCGTCCCATGCCGTACTATCCTTCTCTGCATGAATCCGTAATACTTGCGGCCACAGGAAACCCTGCTGGCATCACCAACCACCATGCCGTGGATTTCAACCCAAAGAACATTCCCGGCCTGAAGGTCTGGCTCAACGGCAAGCAACTGACCGCTGCCGGTGCCACGGTTTCTGCATGGGCAGACTTCAGCGGCAACGGATATACCGCAACGGCCTTGGCAACCAACATGTTGCCTTCGATCTCTCCAATGGGTGGATTGTATCTAACAGGCTCATCCGGCACATTCGGCTCCGTAATTACCACCCCCGCATTGGGAACCATGAACGACCGAACAATGTTCGTCGCATTCACCCCATTCCCCGTGTCGGATTCCGTGACCCGCCAAAGAAACTCAATGGTGGCAGGTCTACAAAGATCGGCACATGTGGGCAATACAGGTTCAGCAACGGGACAATGCTATCAGAATCATACTATTTGCATAGATTATCGGCGCAACAACATAGACGGCATTGGAGACACACAGCCAAGGATCGCCTCATACTATGGATTTGGTAATTTTGCAAGCAGCAGTTCGCAGTATGGAACCGATGGAGATGAATCTGGTGATTATATCCTGATGGAGAATGATACTGTAGCAGATCGAAAAATCCTTGCATTGAATTATGGATCGGTGATCTACAAGGAACTTCTTGACCTAGAGTCCGTTACCGCTTCCAATCAAAATACGACAATCGCTTGTTCAGTACTGGCAGACGGATATCCGACCAAGAGCATTCAGGTTTATAGCAGCAATGATGAAGTCATAAGCACAGAAAAGAAAAGCAACAATGACTTGTCACCTAGCGCCAGTTACTATCGCTATCATCTGATGGCTGAATATGTTGTTCCTGTAGAAGGTGAAGGATCATATGCATTTTCCATGGAGCAAGCGACCGATTATTCATCGGCAGTTGCAGCATGGCGTTCCGTGATGACGAAAAATGATGGTCTTGTCGTTCCGACTTCCGAAACGCTTGATGAGGTAAACAACATCATAGCGGAATGGACTTGGGCGACAATGACGGATCAATTTCTTGGTTCTGACAACTACACATTGCACAAGACAACAGCAAAAGACCTAAAGCCAGGTGATGTTGTCAGAATTTGGATGAGTCCTTCCTACAATTCCGGACTTAAGCCACTAAACTCTTCCTTGGATATAACCAAGTCGATGAAGTTTAAGAATTTCACGGTTTCCCGTGTTTTCGGTCAAGGAGAGAACATTCTCACCGTCGATGGGCAGAAGATCGGTTCTGCTCTTGGCAATCTTGACGGCATTACGGCAGGACAAAGACTTGTCCTTGGCTTGGGTCAGAACTACTTCAACGGCGTTGTCCATGAAGTGCTTGTCTATGACCGTGCCTTGGCTCCCCGCGAGCGAGAGACAGTAGAAGCATACCTCCACTACAGGTGGAAGGACAAGATAATTACCGCAACGGGACATTCCTGGAATCTCTCGGTATCAGGACTCACCAACGGATACGGAATCTATCCTGCATTGGCAACGAACGGCGGAATCACCGCAAACTCAACCACGGGAAGTTCCAACATTGGTTATCCGTTCTTTGAAATCAACATGCACCCCAACATTTCCCTTGCCGAGCAAGACACCTATGCGGTGAGAATCCTCTCGTCGCAGGCGAGTGATTTCCTTGGAGGGGGCACAGGATCAACCGGCTACTGGCCGGAATGGGCAGAGGGTTCGACGGCAAACCGACAGAATTGGGCAATAGGTCTGTCTGCACAGGGCAGTCGCCATGCGATTCTGCAATACAACACATCCTCGGAGTTCAGGAAGATCAGCGCAGACGCATTCTTTGACATGAAGGCGGGGCGACAGTTCGACTGCAAGGACGAATATGTCATCGAACCGGAGTATCCCAAGGTTCTTCTTGACTACAGCGATGAATTTTCAAATTCTTCGTTTGAAGACCCGATCTATTCGAACGGCAACATCATCTTCCACTTCAACACCGAGAATGCCGAAAATCTTGAGTATTGGACTACGGACATGCTTGAGATAGTGGTCAATGATGGCCGAGGAGAATACCTCTATCGTCCCGACAATCTTACAACCAAGACGATTTCTGGGTTCGTATCTGATGGATTTGATGCCAAGCAGTACACGGTCACGGTCAGGCTTCTTGATTTCTATGGCAAGGCGATTCCGGGTTCGGAAAATTCCGTGTCGTTCTGGTTCAAGTACCTGAATACGGCTGGTGCCTACGACACCTTGCCATAAGAACCAATAAATAAGGCAGCGAGGAAACACCTAGAATGGCCAATGTCTGCGACAAGTTTCGCCAGAATTTCAAGCAAACCTTCATAGAACAGGTTGCACATATGTTCAGCAACTTGTCGATGGACAAGTGGTTTCTTTCAATCGGCAAGCCTCTGCCGTGGGTTTCCGAATCCGGCACGGAAGATGGCTTCCCCCCTGCTGCATCCGATACAGAAGCAACCGAAGTTGATTTCTGGAGCAACATCATAGCACACAAGAGAATCACGGAAGAGGATGTTTCCATCGTGGTTCCTCGCTATGACTGGACCTTGGGAACCGTCTATGATCCCTTCAGAAACGATGTTGATCTGTTCAATGTGGATGATCCTTCGATTTTCTATGTGCTGGTGGACGAGGAACGAGTCTACAAGTGCATCGACAACAACTACGGTGCGCCATCCACGATTGCGCCCACGCACACAGACACGGACATCAAGAAGTTGTCTGACGGATATCGATGGAAGTATATGTATTCCATCCCTGAAACCAAGAGAAAGTTCTTGACCAAGGGAGGACTGCGGCAGGATGGCGTGATTCGACCGGGATACATGCCTGTGGAAAAGTTGGAAATGCTCGGCATGGAAGACGAGAGATACTTGCAGTTTGCCGTGCAGAACGCTGCTGTCGATGGGGAAGTCGTGTTCATCTACTTCCTTCCTGAGTATCGCGACTATGTGATTTCGGATGGTTGCGTTTTCTCCTCTACTTCAAATCTAGTCACATCGGATGTCTTTGTAGGTGGCACGACCGCCCACATCTATTCGGGCGATCTTGTTCCCGTTTCAAACTTCTACAACGACATGGTTATCTCCATCGATGGAGGCAACGGGCAGGGACAGAGGAGAGTAATATCTTCTTACACACCAAGCGGTGCTAACTCGGCGTTGATCAGCGTAACAAATCCATTCACGGTGAGTCTTTCTGGCTCGGTTTCTCAGTTTTCAATAGTCCCAAACATCTATCTTGAGGGAAGCCATGAATCCGGCTCAAGAGACAATACCCTCAATCCCTTGATGCAGTATGCGGATGTTTCCGTAAGATTCTCCACCACCACAACAGGACAATCAAGATATGTCGATTCGTTTGAAATGGTGGACACCGGACAGAAGTACAACACGGCTACTTTCAAGGTAGTCAAGGGTCTTACATTCGCTTCAAACACTCCATCGGCTCTTGTTACTTCTTTCGAGAATATCGCTGAACCAATCATCTCGCCCCAAGGAGGACACGGTTCTAATCCTGTGGCTGAACTTGGCGGAAGAGCCTTGATGATAAACAAGAAGTACAGCGGCAGCGAAGGCGGAAAACTCACGACGCAGAACGAATTCCGTCAATTTGGAATCATCAAGAATCCCCTCCTATCGAATCCATACTATCGCATAAGCACCGTGCAGCAGGGAACTCCTGGTGCGTTCGTGGTCGGCGCAACGGCATATCAGGCCGCAACAGGTGGATACGAAGAGGCATCGGGCAAGGTAGTTTCGTGGTATGTCGGACTCACCGGATACACGGGAACATCCGAACTTGTGGTGACTAATGTTTCGGGAATGTTTGAGGCTGGTGCCTTTATCGGTTCTTCTACTGGTTCGGCTTCGATTTCCGTGTTTGATGTGATGGAAAGAACGATTGCCGGTACAGAAGGCAGGGATTTACTTGTACTTACCCTTGCACCTTCAACCGACACCCGTTTCTCTTCTATCGTTGATGAGTTCCCAAGAGGACTCAATGCTGTCGCCGTTGGCAACCAAGACGAGAATGTGATGTTCAGCGGTTCAAAGGGAATGATCTATCGTTGGCAGCCTTCCTCGGGAATGAACAATAGCGGAAGGCTATTTCTGGAGCATTCACACGGCGATTTCATGGAAAACGAACTTGTAGGAGTCCGTGATCGTTACATGACCCTGTATTCGGGGCTGACCGGCATCGGAAAGATCATCGAAAAGACGACTGTGGCGGAGGACTTTGCCGAAATCTACGACCAGACCCACAAGTTGGTCATGAACGCCGCCGCTGGCGACACATTCTCAGATTCCTCCTTCGTGCTTGACAGCACGGTGGAAGGATTTGACGGGGCTACGGCTGTCTCCACCGGTTATGTCGTGAACTGGATACCTTCGGGAGCAACGGGAGAATTGTCCGTAATTTCCGTGGTCGGTGACTTCGTTGCCGGTGAAACCATCAAGTACACCAATGCGGAAGGAAACACGGCAAATGCCTTGGTAGATATCTTGGTTTCTGAAGTTGACCTTGTTTACAGGTCTGGCCAAGTCCAATACATACAGAATATGAGGCCCATTGTCCGTTCAGAAGAGCAGGAGGAAGAGATCAAACTCGTCATAGAGATTTGATCGGAGGAAGCAATGTCATACGATCCCGAACTATTTAACGCAGACCCATACTACGACGATTACAGCGAGTCGAAGAAGTTTCTTCGTGTCATGTTCAAGCCTGGGTATGCGCTTCAGGCAAGGGAAGTAACCCAACTACAGACAATCCTCCAAAATCAAATTGAACGGTTCGGCAACCACATTTTCGAGAACGGATCGGTCGTTCTTGACGGTCAAGTCACGGAAAACATCCTTAGATTCGGAAGAATCACGGGTCTAAGCGGCACCTCCACCGTTACCGACTTGGTTGGTGCCGTGGTGGGCAACACAGGCAGCGCACAGGCACGGATCGTCCATGCGGAATCTGGCTTGTCTTCGTCCACGGTGGACGGCTACAATGTTGTATTCTTTGAGTATCTTGGCGGCGGGACCGGTTTTACCGCTGGAATGTTCGTTTCCGGCACGGCAGGAACCACTCCCGTGTCCTTCTCCCTGAGTGGCAATGCAACTGTCGGTGCAATAGGTGAAGCCACCGTGGTTTCTGTTGATTCGGGCGTTCGCTATGTCGATGGATACTTTGTTCTGCATGATGCACAGATGATTGGTGCTTGCAGCACCACGGGTGCATCCGGTTCTCAGTATCGTGTCTACAGCAATCCGACCACACGCATAGGTTTTGTGTCCAACAAGTCGTTCGTCAATGCCAACGAAGACACTACACTCAACGATCCGGCCTTTGGTTACTACAACTATGCGGCACCGGGTGCCGACCGCTTCAAGATCGATCTTGAACTTGCACAGTACGCCTTCAATCCAACCGATGTAACCACGACTTCCAACTTTGCACGGGAAGACTTCATTGAATTCATCCGCATCGTGGATGGAGAGACTGTCAAGAAGGAACTGTATCCTTCATATGCAGCCATAGAGGATACGCTTGCTCGTCGCACATACGACGAAAGCGGAAACTACACGGTAGACCCGTTTGACCTCACCCTGACCTACCGTGGTGTCACGGGCGGAGCAACCGGAAATACCCTCACCGCAGAACTTGGTCCCGGCAAGGCTTACATCTTTGGCTACGAATTTGAAACTCAAGGCGTGACACCGATCACCCTTGCTCGCCCAAGAACCACGAAGAGTTACACCAATCAGACGATGATTGGCTCAATCGGGCCTTCCATCCTTGTTTCTCCCGGACTTACCACCGCTTCTTTGACGGGGTTCAATCTCACGAATCAGTCTCTGATGTATCTGTCGGACGGCGCATCGGGTGCGACCTTCAACAACATCGGTACTGCCCGCATCCGAAGCCTCAAGTACGAATCGACCAATCTGTACCGAGCATATCTGTATGACATTTCCCTTACTGGTTCATACACGATGGCAAACGCAACCCGCTTGTTTGTTGCGGAAAACGCAAGACAGGGAGGAGCAACATCGCAGCCTGCTTTCAACATCCAATGGCAAGGAGCAACAGGAACTCTCTCCAATGTCGTGGATACGGGAATGCTGTTCCTTGTTCCCAAGGGCGACCGAGTTGAGGGAATCGATGGTGTTAACTATGCAACTTCAAACTTTGTTGCATTGAACCTGAATGGATCGGGGTTTGGCTCTTATACCACCCCTAGCGCAAACATCGACTTGCCCAGCGTTGGCAGTCAAATCGTAAATCCTACGGCTGAGTTCTTCGTTCTTTCTGTTTCGGGTGCTGCTGTCGGATTTACGGGACAGATCGAGAATGCAAACAAGTTCTCGCTCACGGCATCCTCCGCTGCCAACCAAAAGGTATATGTCTTCTTCACTACAGACATTGATTCTGCTTCCGTTCGCAGAAACAAGACACGGGTTACCGAGACTTTTGGGTTGACATCGGCTTCATTGCAGACAGATCCAAAGACAGGAAAGAGATTCTTCTACTTCGTGGGCACGACCGGCCCATACAACGATGTGGTTTCGGTGATTTCCATCACGGGATCGTTGAGTGGATCGTCGCAGCAGATTTCCAATCTTCTTACGCTCGACAATGGGCAGCGTGATGATTACTACGATTGGGCAAGATTGCTTGTTTCTGACAACACGACAGTCAGCAGCACGGCGGGACCAAACACTATCACCGGACCCTATCAGGTCACGGTCACTCGCTACACGCACAGCGGCGACCTTGGGCCATTCACGGTGGATTCCTACAGCGGCGAATACAAGGATATTCCCTCGTACACAAGTCCGACAACCGGTAGAACATATCGCTTGTCGGATGTCCTTGACTTCCGCCCGACAAAGACAACCGATGGTTCGCTCACGGGACAGTACCTTGTTCCTTCCGAGACAGCCGCAAACGACAGGAAGATCGACTATACGCACTATCTGCCAAGAACTGACAAGATTGTCCTGAACCGCGACCGTTCCTTCAAGGTTCTCACGGGCATTCCCGCAATAGATCCCGTTGCTCCTGCCGATGATGCGGATGCAATGACGCTTTATTCCATCACGATGAATGGCTACACCGTTGACAACACCGATGTGCAGATCAAGCGAGTGGAAAACAAGCGGTACACCATGCAGGACATCGCTGAACTTGAGAACCGCATCGACAATGTTGAATATTACACCAACCTCAGCCTGATAGAGCAGCAAGCCAAGAGTTCTCCGTTCCTTGATTCTGATGGCATTGAGATGCCCAAGAAGGGAATTCTTGCCGATGGATTCCGTGGACACTCCATCGGTGATGTACTTGACCCGATGTATGCTGCATCGGTGGATTTTGAGAACGGTGAGATGCGTCCTGCCTTCAGAAACCGTGTTTTCCGCATGAACTCATCGTCCAATGCAGTCAATGTCACGGGTTCTGCCGATGGAATCTTCACACTCGACTACACCACGACACCGCTCATCAATCAGCCTTTGGCAACGACAAGCATCGTAGTCAACCCATCGGGCGTATTCAACTACCTAGGCTTCGTCCGTTCCACGCCTTCAAGCGACTTCTGGATGGATGACATTAACTCTCCTGTTGTCCGCATCAACACCGAAGGAGAGAATGATTCGTGGGCATACGGAATTGCATCTGGCACGGGCCCGGGAGAGGCGAAGGGCTTTGGAAGCCAATGGAACGATTGGGAATCCAACTGGTCGGGAATCGAAAGAAATGATTATGTCGCTCCTGACATAACCGTTGCCAATCGCAGCATCTTCGTGACTTCCTCGGGAAGCAGGCTCTCTGCTCCTGCTTCAAGAAGTTCTATCCTTCCCGACTCAATCGTGGATACGGTTGGCAGCCTACAAGTTCGCAAGGACATTCAGCCATACGCAAGAAGCATTGCCGTCACCTTGAATGCCAAGAATCTCCGTCCCAACACATACATGAACTTGTTCATGGATGGAGTTTCCCTAAGCACGGGAGCAACTTCGGATGCCTCGGGTTCGCTGTCCCTGACATTCACTATTCCTGCTGCAAGTTACGCAACGGGCAAGCGGCAGATTCGCCTTACCGACAGCGCAACAAACACCCTGTCCGAGACAACGACTGCCGCAGACTACATCCTGCCAATCGAAGGGACATGGGGAACATTCAAGGATGGCGTAGTTTCAACAAGAAGCGTACAGACTCGTCGCGAAACCGTTCGTTCTGAAAGAATCGTCACGAATGTATTCGGCAAGAACCTACAGCGTTCGGAATCAACCAAGTTGCTTGGCTATACCGATCCCCTGTCGCAGAGTTTCTATGTCGATCCGACCATCTACCCTTCGGGAATCTTCCTGAAGAAGGTAACCCTGTACTTCAAGTCCAAGGATTCCAACAACAATTCACCGATCACGCTTACCTTGCGTCCGGTCATCAACGGGTATCCTCATCCTTCGAAGTTCGTGCCGCTGTCGGATGTCACGATCCTCTCGTCGGCAATCACGACTTCCACGATTGCTGCCACGGGAACGGATTTTGAATTCACAAGCCCGATCTATCTGCCGCCGGGAGAACACGCCTTCTCGCTGACAACTCCAAGCAACAACTTTGAAATCTATAGTTCGGAGATCGGGCAGTCGGTGATCAAGCAGACCACCACGGAAGCCACAAGACGGGCAACCAAGCAGCCCTATGCAAGGAGCCTGTTCAAGAACCAGACTTCCACGGGATTGCAGAAGAGCGAGGTTCAGGATGTCAAGTTCCTGCTGCACCTTTGCAGTTTCAAGAACACGCAGCCGACGAGAACCGTCACCATACAGAATGCTGCCTCCACATATTACGGTGCATCATTCGACATCGATGTGATTCGCTACAACTTCCCCGTGGTGACTCCCGCAGGGACAAGCATGATTGTTAAGGAAACGGGAATCGTCGCAGATTCGCAGTCAACTATCAATCTCAATCAGAACATCATCTCGGTCAAGTCCACCCCGCCGAATGTTTCGGGAAGTTCGCAGTTCACGCAGTTGGACATCACCTTGGATTCCGATGATGAATTCGTGTCTCCTGTGTTTGACATCGACCGTGCAAGCGCATACTTTGTTGAAAACAAGATCAACAATGTTGTTCTCAACACCGCCGGGGAAACAGGTGCCACCAACCTTTCTGTGGCTGCGGCAAACAGGACGGCTTCTCGCTTCATCACCAAGCGGGTCGTACTTGAACCCGGCATGGAGGCAACCAACCTTCGTGTGGAGATGCTTGGTTCCTATCCCGCAGAGACAAATTTCAAGGTCTATGCAAGGATGTCTCCCGAGAACGGAACAGGATTGCCTTTCGATCTCCGTGAATATGTGGAAATGACAGCATCCTCTTCCTATGCCAACACAGCCGTGGATTCGTTCCAGGAAATGGCTTACACCTTGACGAATCAGACTCCGTTCCGTGTGTTTGCCGTCAAGATCGTCATGACTTCATCGGACGGCAGAATCGTCCCAAGATTCAAGAATTTGAGAATCACCGCAGCATGAGGCAACTTCGCGTAAAGGGTGAAACCGGCTTGGTACGGGATGTTCAGTCCCGTGCCTTGCTGTTTACGGATCCAAAGGCGGTAGATGCCTATCGGAAGAAGAAAGCACAGAACGAAGAAATAAATACGCTGAAGAAAGAGGTCGCGGAATTGAAGAACCTTGTCCAACGCCTCATTGAACGGCAGGAGAACCCATAATGTCGCTTACCGGCAACATCGTAAATGTAGAAAAGATACAACTGACCGACACTTTTCAGACTTGGTTTGAGAAGACCAACGAACTGATCGATGCGGTCAACCCCATAAACATCTACGATCTTGATGCCGGAAACGGCACAAATGTCACTTATGGCTTGTCGGGAACCGAATACAACGGCGTAAAGTCCGTAAATGTCGAAGCCGGATTTGGCGTTGCCGTTGGGGCAGGAATCACGCAGGCATGGAGTGGATTGGTATCTCTTGATCTTTCAAGTATCAGCGGCAATTCCTTCACCCTGACAGGAAACGAAGCCTTTACCTTGACAGGTGCTGCTCCAAGAGCATCCGAAGTCAATATCGATGACTATTACACGATTCTTGATGCTTCGGATACCACACAGAGCGCACAGGGAACGACAAAGCGGGTAAAGGCAAAGCATATGCTTCCCCGCGATGTCTACATCCCAACGATGAATTTCTGGGGCGACTTGATCGTAAAGGGAAACTTCAATGCCGTAGGTGCTGCAAGCACATCGGTAGGAAACCTTTCGGTTAACTCTCAGTATCTTTACCTTGCAACCACAGGTGCCATCACAGGTGGCGCATATGCAAGCGATGTTGCATTGAACCAAGCCGGAATCATAGTGGCAATGACAGGGGGTGCCCCAATCAAGAGCATTCTTTGGAACCACAATAGCGGAAACCCATACTGGGCCTTTGGCAGCACATACGGGGCAAATGATCCAGACTATTCTTTGGTAAATTCCAAGTTCATTGCCAGAAACTTTGTAAGTGGCGACACAAACAACAACAACACATTTGTCTTTGAAGCCGCAGGATCGACTTCCACGAGAATCTGGCTGACCGAACTTTCATCGAATCCATACTTCGGCATCGTCAAGACATCGGCTTCGAGCAATGTGAATTTCAATGTCTACAATGGTGCAGGCGTGACATCGATTGCACACTTCATTGCTGGTGCAACATCTGTGTATCCAGGCGTTACCGCAAATGTGTTCGTGCAGAACGCAAATGTGGACATGCTTGATGGCGCACATGCAGTCACGGGCGCAAGCGCATGGACGATTCCTGTTGGTGATGCTTTGGGTCAGATGCACCCTGATCGCCACAATGCAGGACAGATTCGCCGTAGATTCACGCAAGTCGGTCACGGGCTGACAACGGGCGAGGCAGTCACGATTGTACCGACAGGATATGTGACCGCAGGCTCTCTCACTAGCGCAAATGCAGGAAGTGCCCTATTTGAGGCTATCGGCATCGTTGATCGGGTAATCAGCGCCAATGAAGTCTCGGTGACCATGAAGGGGTACATCGAACTTTCGGCCAATCGCCTGAAAGGAATCGGTTCTCCTGCAACGGGCCAATATTACATTCTTGATTGGGTGCAGCCGGGTGGATTGACCACAAACATGGCTGTTCCCACAAGCAAAGTATATCAGCCCGTCTTCCTTGCTTTGACTCCCACTACAGGAATCGTCTATGGCAACGAAGGCGATACTGTCTTTGCGACTACTACGGATCAAGTTTACCTTAAGAGCCTTGTTCCAATCGGATCTGTACAGTCGTATGCAGGAAATGTTGCAGGACTGACGATGGGTCTGTCGGGTGGATCACTCTCGGTCAGCGATGTTTCTTACAACGAGAACTGGCTCCCCTGCGATGGTCGGGCTATTTCCGCAACCGGAGCCTCGGGGTTTGTTGACCTGTTCCAACTGCTTGGCTACACCTACTCTGTCCGTGGAACGATGGTCAGTTCCAACGGAGAAGCAAGATTCAGAATTCGTACCGACCGCGATACTCGCAACCTTTCGACCCTATCGCTTGGTTCGGGAACTACAAGGATCATACAGCGTTCGGGTGCAAGCGCCGGAACTCAATTGAACTTTGCATATTCTTCCTTTACGGCGGATTCAAGTACGGTCACCATCGTTGGCACGGGTCTTACCACCGAAAGCGCACAGATTGCAAGCGGAACCCTTGTGGACATCGTTACGCCCAAGGTTGACAACATATTCTTCGTTCCCGACCTTCGTGGACGAACTCCATTCGGTGAACTGTCTGCTCTTGGTGTTGCAAGAGGAGAGAATTTCAACCTTGGTCTTACGGGTGCCACCGGAGCAAGTGCTTCTGGTCAAGGTGGCCTGTTCACAAACTACATCATCCGTGCAAGACGGGAATCGGATGCCCTGATCCTCACAGGCCACAACCACGATTCGCGATATCTTCGCAAGGATGTCAGCGATTCTGTAACCCCCGGCATCAGCACCATTCTTGCAAACACCATCGTCAGCGGTTCTCTGAATGCTGCCTCTGGTCTAGTGGTGACAGGTGGAGCAAGAATCGCCGGAGGCATCACCTCAAGCAACAACATAAACATCCTTGGTGCCAATGGATTGTTGTTCAACGATTCCGACAACAGCAACTGGCTGCAACTCAAGGCTCCTTCCGTCGTTGCAGGAAATGTGACTTGGACATTGCCAAGCACCGATGGCACGGCAGGATTTGTGTTGCAGACAAACGCATCAGGAACCTTGTCTTGGAAGGAAACACTTGCAGGCTCGGACATGCAAGTTCAATACAACCAGAATGGGGTCATTGGCGCAACTGGTAATCTTCTGTTCCACTACAACGGAGCAGGCGGATACAGCGCAGGAACATTGGGTGTAAGCGGCGGTGCCTATGTCCTTGGCAACATGGGAATCGGGATAACGGGCCAGAACATAGGCGGCAGGATCCTGCAAGGCTCGGGAGCAAACACCGCAAGAGGCAAACTTGAGGTTGTCGGTGACATTCGAATTCCTTCGGGCGGATTCTTCGTCAACTCAAACATCACGATTCCTTCCGGCCTGACTGCCACGATTGCCAATGGCGAAAATGCCTTGATGGCAGGCACATTGACGGTCGAATCGGGTGCAACCCTGCTCGTTCAGACCGGCGGGACAATCATAGTTCTGTGAAATAAATAGAGGATGCCATGGGAAACATAAAAGCCGATTCAATTCTGCCGACAAACAATGGAAACAATCTGATCCTGCGGACAGGGGTTGGTGATGTGGAGCGAGTGCGAATCAGTCCTTCTGGTGACATTACGGTGAATGGAAGTTTCTCGACAAGCGTTACAGGCAACATCAATGTTGTTGGCAATGTCGAAGTAACTGGAAACATGAATTTCGTTGGGGGAGCAACCTTTAGTGGCAAAATCACTACTGCAAGCACCACCGATTCTGATTCATCTGTGACATTAACAACCAAAGGGTATCTTAACGGATTTGCGCCAAAAGTATTCTGCACAATAAACGCATCAGGAACAGTTGTTACTCAAAAAACAATAACTGGGGAAACTATAACTTGTTCTAAAGGTGGAGCAGGAGTTTTTAACATAACAGTTCCTTCTGGAATATTTGCAGATGCAAACTACACAGTTCTTACTACTATTTCGTCTGATGGCAGAACAGGTTTGTTTTGTCCTGTTGTTACTGCCAGAACAGCAACTACCTTGACTGTAAGATGTATAACATCAAGTGCTGGGGTAGAAGACCCTACATTAATAAATGTTGCAATCTTTGACATATAATAGAGGTAACCTACTTGTGTATACAAATGAGTAAAAGAACTTCCCTATGAGCAAAATAAAGACAGACATCATCGAACCGGTCGGATCAACGATATCCATCAGCGGCAATGCCAGCATTTCAAATGGTGTGTCTGTTACCGGAAATGGATCATTCAGCGGCAAGATCACAACTGCAAGCACTACGGGTTCGGATTCATCCACGACATTGACCACCAAGGGGTATGTTGATTCGATCTTCAATCCTCAAGGCGGGGGTCTTTCTGCCAGTTACACAAAACTTGGAAATATTTACATCCAATATGGACTTGCTGCGCTGGTGGAATTGACTCTTGATACTACCAACAACCATTATGGTCGTGTTGCATTTGGTCTTACATTTGCATCAGCACCATATTCGATCCAAGTTACTCCAAGATTTAGTGCATACAATGCTCAAGGGGATATCATGGGTCAAGCGGCTTCTCCGGGAACAACAGGATTTACATTGGTAATAAATGGTGCATCAACTGGGACACTAACGAACTTAGCGGGTGCATATTGGTTTGCGGTAGGACCAGCATAAATTTGACAACACTAGTTAAAAAACAACTATGAGTAAAATAAAGACAGACATCATCGAACCGGTCGGATCAACGATATCCATCAGCGGCAATGCCAGCCTAGTATCGGGCACTATTTCTGCAAACGGATATCGCCCGTTGGTACAAATATTCAGATTCGTCGGTGATGGTTATGCTAGTTCCGCCCTGCAAGATATCTAAAACACACATACCCAACTGGCAACAACCGTAAATCTGCACCATAGCGAAAGAAACCAATGAGTACCATCAGAGCAACCAACATCCAACCACAGAGCGACAGCGATCCTCTTGTCTTTTCCACCAATGCGACGGAGAAGTTGCGTATTCCTTCCACCGGTGCAATTAGTCTCACGGGCGGTGCTACCCTAAGTGGAGGCTTGAGTGTCACGGGAAATGTGTCCACAAGCGGCAATCTGACTTTGGGAAGTGCAACTCTTTCCACTCCTAGCGGAAATGCACCACTATATGGGGCACGGGCTTGGGGACAAATTTCTCATACCTCTACTCAATATGGTCAAAATTTTACTGCAACTGTGTCTTCTGGCGTTTATACAGTAACCTTAACAACACCGATGCAAGACACCAATTATGGTGTAATTGCAACCGCTATTGGTACTATACAAACCTGTGCAACAATAGTAAACATAACTAGCGCAAGCCAATTTACAATTAGAGTATTTGGCGGAACTGATAATTTGAGAACAGATAAAAGTGTTATGTTTGCTGTATTTGCGTAAAATCCATGCTTTAGACAAGCAGTAAATTTATCCATAACACCCAATGGCAACAACCGTAAATCACGACATGGATCAAGGAACGAACTTTGCGTTCACGATACTCGCAAAGGATGGAAACAACATTCCCATCGATCTCTCGTCGGGCTATACGGCACACGCACAGATGCGGAAATACTACAGTTCCTCGTCCTATGTGACCCTTACGGCATCAATCACAGGAACAACAGGCAACATCACGGTTTCCCTTGGTCCGACAGCAACCGCAGCCATCAAGGACGGAACATGGTTCTACGATGTCGAACTTCATTCCAACAACGGATCAACCGTACAGAGAGTCGTTCAGGGAATGATCACAGTATATCCTGAAGTAACAAAGTTGTAACAAACACAGCCCTTTATCATGGCATCCATAGCGGGACCAAGAATAATAGAAGATGGCCTGATACTTCATCTTGATGCGGCAAATCCAAGAAGTTACCGTGGCCCTACGGCATTCAATGCTATAAACAGCGCCGTGAATTCATTCCCGATGACTGGGAATTCTTGGGACACATTTCAAGTAAACCAGTACAACAGCAATCAATATTTCTCCATAGGTGGGGTGCAAGATATCACAAACAACATTGTGACGATGACCGGGCCGCATCCTCTGCGTACATATGATGCAGTCCGTCCACAGACTAGCGGCGGGGGAGTCACGGCAGGGATCGATTACTTCGTCAAAAAGATAAGCGCAACAGCCTTCAGTCTTCATACTTACAGCAATGTGCAGAATGGAACATTGGGGTTTTCGGTTCTTGATCCCATATCAAACGACCAACGACAATCACTCACGGCAACAAACTTTCCGACGATGTGGTGGGGAGCGCCACACCTTCCCAACTCCGACACAATCAAGACCATACTTCCAAGAGGATTCGATCTTGAAGGAAGAGTGCATGATTGTGTTCGCATCAACTGGTTCCGTCCCGATGGAGTCGGCTGCTATCTGACAAGAGGAGGAATGGCATATGGCGTAACCCCTGTCCTAGATGCGGGAACCACATATACATGGTCTTTCTATCACAAGGCAGGAAATGAAAGAAGTCTAGGTCAGACAGGGCAATTCCAGATATATTTCAGCAGCAATGCAACATCAAGATTTGCTAGTTTCGTGCCCGGAGCGCAATGGAATCGTCTTTCGTTTTCTGCCCAAACTCCAGGAATAACATCATCTACCATCCTGATGTATTGGTTCACAAGCACGGGAATATCGATAACATCAGGACTTGCCTACGACATAGCGGAAATACAGGTAGAAAAGAGACTAGATTCTACTCCATTTCTTCCAACAACAAGAGGAAGCACGGCGGGTTCGGGAGGCGGATTCAATGATCTTACGCCAAGCAACAATCAACTTGAGGTAGTGAATGGAAGCGGGTACACGGCACAGACCGGCGGTGGAATTGTCCTTGATGGAATTGATGACTACATCATCACCACGGAAGCAAAGGGTCTTCCTTTAGGGAACAGCAGCAGAACTATTTCGATATGGACAAAGTTTTCTACACTCAAGAACAATTTTGTGCAACTTGGTAGCGCACCAGATCAAAGGTACATATTTGAATGTGCTGACTTTTCTGGCACGGTATATCTGTTTACCGATGGGGTAAATGGAGGAAACAATATAGTCATCAGCGGTTCGGAGATTCCTGCATTGAATGTGTGGAACAATCTTGTTTTCTCGAATAGTGGACAAAATTGGAAATACTACATCAACGGCTCGTTGGTTAAGTCGGGAACATTCCCGATAACTCTGAATACCGGAGGCAACAAGATATTGGTGGGTGAACGGGACGATATCTCATATGACAACATGAACGGAACGATTTCGATGGTGTCAATATACAACAGGGCGTTGTCTGATGGGGAAGTCAAGCAGAACTTCAATGCATCAAGAAAGAGGTTTGGAATCTGATGGCTCTTTCGCATGGCCCAAGACCAATCACCGATGGACTTGTTGTCTCCCTAGATGCAGCAAATCCAAAGTCATATCCCGGCGCTGGCTCAACTTGGTATGACATCAGCGGAAACGGAAACAACGCAACCTTGAATTCCGCTGCTTTCAATGTGACCGGAAACTATTTCGAGAACTCTGGGGCGACATCAAATTTTTTCCATCTAATCATATCAAACAGCACGACATTGCAAAATGCATTCGAAAGTCGTTATGGTGGTTGGACAATTGAGGAAACAATCTGGACCAACAGCGTTACATATCCTGAAGCCGATGCAGGAACCGTCGTGTCCTCAAACGCATATGGAGTGGGAGCAACAGGATTCGATTGGAACCACGGAATAGGGTTGACGGGATTTAGGTTTGGCATGGGAGTGGGCAATTCCGCAACCTATAGTGTAACCAATGACATAACAATTCCATCTCCATATGATCGGGCAAACATATGGAGAGTGAGATGCATGGTATGGGATCGATATCTCAACCAGAACAGATTGTACATAGACGGAAATTTGATTGGTTCGGGTTCATCGATTGCCGTTCAAGGCTTGTCCGTCTATGACGGAGGAGGAATGTCGATAGGAACCTTGTATGGATGGAAGCACTATGGCAGGCGAGCAACATTCAAGGTTTACAACCGCGTACTGACATCCACCGAAATAAAGCAGAACTACAGAGCCTTGGGAAGGCGGTTTGTTCAGTAATGGGAATTGCGTACAACACTAGGATAGTGACCAATGGATTAATTCTGTGCTTGGATGCTGCAAACAGAAAAAGTTATCCCGGCAGCGGGACAACTTGGTTTGACTTGAGTACAAATTCTCTTGCTGGTAATTTTGTCAATGGTGTTGCATTTGACCCTGCAAATGGAGGCAGTATTGCCTTCGATGGAGCCAATGAGGCAGTTACATTCCCAATGTCAACATTACGGCCTACTAGTCAAATAACGCAGGAATGTTGGTTTTCGATATCTCAAAATCAATTTCAGGTATTCATTGGCGCTCAGAGAGGAAGTAGTTTTGACAATTCTTATGTACTTTGGTTAAATGGTGCAAATGTATTGGCGGCAGGGATCAATCCTGGAGGTCCAGAAGGGAGCATAAATTTAAACTATCAAACCATAAATTTTACGCTTTCGACAAATAGATACTATCATTTTGTACACACTTACAATGGTTCTACTCAGCAAATCTATATGAATGGAGAAAGTGTTTTTTCTTGGGCGACTACTGGTTCTTTGGTTTATGACAACTTGAACACTTTGCTTGCAATAGGAAATGACTGGGGTAGCGGATACGATCAGGGTCTTAACTCTGGTTGTAGGGGGAATCTACCTATAGTTAGGATATACAACAGGGCATTGACTCTTTCGGAAATCCGACAAAACTTCAACGGCGTTAGACGAAGGTTTGGCATCTAGTGGACTTGAAAAGAAATTCAGCAACATTTATAGCATGAGTCAACATCATTGCTAAATACACCTGACCGTTAAACATGGAGATTCAAAATGACGATCACGATTGAGCAGACCACACCTTCCGCCGTAGTTTCCGCCACGGCTCCCGCAACCACCAACAAGAAGACGAAGACTGTCACGCTGTGCATGATCGTGAAGAACGAAGCACGGGTGATTGAGCGTTGCCTTGCTTCGGTGCTTCCCATCATCGACCATTGGGTCATCGTGGACACGGGTTCCACGGACGGAACGCAGGAGAAGATCCTGAAGTTCTTTGAGAATGTCGGCATCCCCGGCGAACTGTACGAGCGTCCGTGGAAGAACTTCGGGCATAACCGCAGCGAGGCACTTCAACTGGCCAAGGACAAGGCCGATTATTCCTACATGATTGATGCCGACGAGGTTCTTGTCTTTGAACCCGGCTTTGATCCCGACAAGTTCAAGGAAACACTCAACGCCGACCTGTACAACATCTTTGCACTCTACGGCGGGACTCGCTATCACCGTCCGCAGATGACGAGCAACAAGAAGAACTTCTACTACCGTGGCGTACTTCATGAGTATGTCGATTGCCATGATCCAATCGAAACCCGAGACTTTGCCCGTGGCTTCATGAACACCCCTATTCAGGACGGCAATCGCTCAAGCATGGAGAAGAAGTACGAGCGAGATGCAGAGGTTTTCGAGGAAGCACTCAAGGGTGAGGTCGATCCCAAGGACTTCAACCGCTATCACTTCTATCTTGCACAGTCCTATCGCGACTCGCAGCAATGGGAGAAGGCTCTTGCTGCCTACATGAAGCGGGCGGAACTTGGCGGATGGAACGAGGAAGTATTCTACTCGCTCTATCAGGCAGGACGCATCATGGAAGTTCTGAACAAGAACATCGATGACATCATCAAGGTGTACTTCAATGCCTATCAGGCGGCTCCCTATCGTGCAGAGAGCCTTTGGGCCGCTGCCCGTCTTTGCCGCATGAACATCCGTTTCGATCAGGCATATACCTTCGCAAAGCAGGGACTCAAGTGCCGTTGCCCCGAAGGTGCCCTGTTCATCGGTGCCCCGATCTACGAGTGGATGTTGCTTGACGAGTTCGCCATCGCCGCTTACTGGACAGGTCATTTCAAGGAGTCTCGAATGGCTTCGATTCAGTTGCTCAACAGCAACAAGTTCCCTCCCGATCAGAAGGAGAGAATCGAGATGAACCTCAAGTTTGCAACCGAAGAACTGATGAACGGAGGCTGATTTGCCTTCCTTTCCCGGTCATTTGATCGGCTCCTCCACCAAGGAAACCAACTCCATTCGGTCAACGGTTTCCTTGGGCAAGCCCGCACCTTTCGCTTCCGGCATAGTGGTCTGTGTCGGAAGCGATGGTGTTTTGCGGCCATATGGCAGGAGAAAGAGCAGCGACCCCATTCTCGGAGTGGTAGAAAGGATTCATCCGCCCATGAACACGGAAGTTGATGTTGTGCATCATGGAATCGTGCATCTTGCTTTTATTGAAAATGGCAAGACTTATTATCTTCAGGATGATGGTTCCTTGGCAACCAAAGGACATCTTCCTCTTATTCGCGGCATCGGTGAGGGCAAAGGAATGTTCTCCATTCCACATGAGGGCGTGGGTGCGGGAGTTCCCACGGGAACCATGATGCAAATATGGTCTGATGTCGTTCCCTTGGGATGGCTTGAGTGCAATGGTTCCTTGGTGTCTGCCAAGCACTATCCTGCATTGTTTGACAGCACAAGAAGTCTCCGTGGAAGCATTCGTCTTTCCGTGATTACTGGTTCACATTCCATGCTTTCGCTTTCCTATAACGGGTCCATCCCCGAAGGAACAATTCTGACCATCCCCTTGCATGGAACCGTGCAAGTCCTGTCCTGCAAGGATGGAATGATTGTAGTCACATCGGAGAAGGAATTCTCTTGGCTGTCCTGTGCGCCAAACGCCAAGCATGAATTGGTATGCAACGATCCTAACCTGTTCTTCCTGCCAATACGGTCGGAACCACCGTACAAGTGGATTGTTAAAACCTGACCCATCGATTTCAAAGTCTAAATAGCATCGGAGGATTCCGATGGCTGTAGTAAACACTAGGCAGAAACTTGTGGATTATTGCCTGCGCCAACTTGGTTCGCCGGTCGTTCAGATCAATGTTGATGACGAGCAGATCGATGACCGTGTGGACGATGCCATGCGCTTCATGTCGGAATACCATTTTGATAAAGTTGAAAGAGTCTACCTGAAGTACAAGTTGACTCAGGCAGACATCGACCGCAAGTACCTGTTGCTCGAAAGCGACAACACCGAGAGCCTTTCCGCCGATGATCGTTTGCAGACAATCACCGAGGAAGGGCAGTCCGGCACCGTTCCCATCGACAACCTGATTACGAGCGTCACCCGAATTTTCCATATCTCGCAGCAGACCATCGACATGTTCGATGTTCGCTATCAGTATGCCCTGAACGATCTTTATACATTCGGAACCATCGATCTTGTGCAGTATGACATAACGCAGCAATACCTGTCCTTGCTGCGAATGTTCCTGTCTCCCGACAAGCAAGTGGAGTTCAGCCGTGTTACCAATCGTCTTGAAATTCACATGGATTGGAAGATCGTCAAGCCGGGTGGATATCTGATCATAGAATGCTATCGAATCCTTGACCCCCGTGTATACCCCGAGATATACGAAGATCGTATGCTCAAGAAATACCTGACATCTCTAATCAAGAGACAATGGGGCATCAACATGAGCAAGTACAGCGGAATCAAGTTGCCCGGTGATGTCACCCTTCGTGGCGTTGACATCGTGAACGAGGCACAGAAGGAAGTGGACGAAATCGAAAAGGAAATCATAGCGAAGTACGAACTTCCTGTTGATTTCATGATGGGATGACATGGCACTAAATCCATACTTCAACAAGTTCAACAATCTTCCTGAGCAAAACCTCATCGAAGACTTGACTATTGAGGCCATCAAGATACATGGCATCGAGATGTACTACATCCCGAGAACCATGTTGCACAAGGACGATTTGTTTGGCGAAGCGCCGTATTCACGCTTCGCATCATTCAAGATGATAGAGATGTACATGGATACGACAACCGCCTTTGAAGGCGGAGACACCTTTACGAAATTTGGCTTTGAAGTGAGAGACAGCGTGAAGTTCACGGTTTCCCGCAAGAGGTTCAAGCGGGAGACAGGGATGGCTAGACCCATGGAGGGTGATTTGCTTTTTCTGCCCTTGAACAGAGGTCTGTTTGAGATCAAGTTTGTAGAGCATGAGAACCCATTCTATCAACTAGGCAAACTTCTTTCGTACCAGATGACTTGTGAATTGTTCCAATACAGCGAGGAGAAGATGAACACCGGAATCCCGGCAATCGATGCAGTCGAAGAAGTCGCCTTCAAACTTCAACTCACACTAGGAGCAACAGGTGGAACAGGAACTTTTACAAAAGGCGATCTCGTTTACCAGCCTGCGAGTGGGACGACTTCGGGAGTCTTTTCGACGGCGGCTGCAAAAGCAACCGTATATGCTTGGAGTGCGTCAGAACCGACAAACCTTGTTCTTGTGGATCCGGTTGGCGGCTGGAGTCTCACAGGAACAAATCGATTTGTAACCAAGTCGGACAACACAGCATACTACAGAATGGTTGTTGGGGACGAGAAGTTCGGAGAACTCATCGACCATACCAACGAGGCCATTCAGGACGAGGCCGACACCTTCGTCAATTTCAGCGAGAAGCATCCTTTCGGAGAGCCATAAGCAATGTTCAGGTATTTCTACCATGGAACCATCCGAAAGGCAGTAGTTACCTTCGCGAATCTGTTCAACAATATGTACATCGCAAGGTACGACGAAAACAATGTCGAAGTGGAACGAATCAAGGTTCCCATTGCCTACGGCCCAAGACAGAAGTTCATTCGTCGCCTTGAGCGCATCGGCACGGACTTCGACCAAGCCAAGGTGAAGTTGGAAAACTACCTGCCTCGTCTTGCATTTGAGATGCAGAACATCACTTTCGATCCATCCCGAAAGTTGTCTGCCATGAACCAAACAGTAATCTACAATTCGGCAACGAATGCCTTGCGTAGATACGAAAGAGTTCCATACAACCTAGAACTGTCTTTGAGCATCCTTGCCAAGAACACCGAGGATGCATTGCAGATTTTTGAGCAGATCATCCCGTATTTCCAACCCGAATACACGGTGACGGTTGACATGAATCAAACCGACAAGGCGGTATCTGTTCCTGTCGTATTCAAGAACGCCGTGCTTTCGGAAGGAGATGACGGAAGTTACGGAGACTATGGTACGAGAAAGGTCACCATCATGACCCTATCGTTCACCATGAAACTGTATCTCTATGGCCCAATCAGCACACAGGGAATCATCACATCCTCGCAAGTCAACATGTCAAGTACGGGACTTACCTCGGGGTTCGGTCCATCGGGTTCAGGTACATCTGTGGTTTCCAATGCTGTCACGGGAGGGGCTACGGGCTGTGGTGCAACAGGCACCGTCAGCAGCAGCACGAATACATACTAATCAAGGGATTTTATGAATCATGAGTGATGTTGATGATAATCTATCCAATGCATTGAACTTGCCCGAACCAATCAAGGAAACACAAATTGTTCCTCCCGTGGTTGGACCCAAGGAAATAGAGGCACGGGTGGTAAAGCCCGATGCCGAGCGTGACTATGCCGAAGTCAGGCAGAATCTCAAGCGCATCATCGAGAAATCCGAAGAGGCCGTAGAGAACATCCTTGAGGTTGCCGTTGAAAGTCAGAATCCAAGGGCATATGAGGTGGTGGCACAATTGCTTGCGGCATCACTTGAAGCCAACAACAAGTTGATGCATCTGCATCGGCAAATCAAAGACATCAACAAGGAAGAACCGGGCAAGACCACGAATGTGACCAACAACAGCATTTTCGTCGGAAACACGGCAGACTTGCAGAAGATGATTCGCAACCTGAATTCCCCAAAGCAGTTGGAAGAGAAGAAGCCCGACGATGCCTCGTAAGCAAGGAAACACTTACCTTGGCAACCCCCTTCTCAAGGGGCCGAATGTACAGGTACAGTACACCAAGCAGCAACTTGAGGAGTTTGTCCGCTGCTCCAAGGATCCGGTCTATTTCCTTGAACACTACATGAAGATCGTGACCATCGACTCTGGTCCGATGCTTTTCAAGATGTATGAGTTTCAGCGGCAGATCATCAGGGAAATCCATTCCAATCGTTTTGTGATTTCCAAGATTCCCCGACAGAGCGGAAAGTCCACCGTGATGTTGGGATACATTCTGTACAGCATTCTGTTCACTCCCAACTACAAGGTGGCAATCCTTGCCAACAAGTTGAAGACCGCTGGTGAATTGCTGAACCGTCTGAAGTTTGCGTATGAGAATCTTCCCAAGTGGTTGCAGCAGGGTGTAATTGAATGGAACAAATTGAGCATCACCTTGGAGAACGGGTCGAAGGTCGTGTCTTCTGCAACGAGCGCATCTGCCGTCCGTGGAGACAGTTTCAACTTCCTGCTGCTTGACGAGTTTGCCTTCGTTCCTCCGAACATTGCCGAAGAGTTCTTTTCGTCGGTGTATCCAACCATCTCGTCGGGAAAGACATCCAAGGTGGTCATTGTTTCCACGCCATGCGGCATGAATATGTTCTACAAGTTGTGGAAGGATGCCATTGCCAAGCGAAACGAATACATTGCCGTTGAGGCGCATTGGTATCAGGTTCCCGGTCGTGACGAGAAGTGGAAGGAAAGCACAAAGAAGAGCCTTTCCTCTGAAAGACAATGGCTTCAGGAATATGAATGCGAATTCCTTGGCTCTGAAGACACCCTCATCAAGCCTGCGAAGATATCGTCATTGGCATACGAGAAGCCAATCTTTCAAAATGAGGAAGGGCTTGTTGTTTATGAAGCACCCATCAAGGATCACATCTATGCAATGTGCGTTGATACTGCCCGTGGGCAGGGTCAGGACTACCATGCCCTCACCGTGGTTGATGCGACAAATATTCCCTACAAGGTAGTTGCCAAGTTCAGGAACAACACCATGCCCGTCATGGTATTTCCCAATCTTATTGAAGTTGTGGGTAATCGATATAACGAAGCATACGCCCTCATCGAATTGAACGACACCGGACAACAGGTTTCCGACATTCTGAGAGAAGAACAGGAATATGAAAATCTCATAACCATCACAGTCAAGGGAAAGAAGGGACAGAAAGCAGGCGAAGGATTCGGTGCAGGAAGGGTGCAGTACGGCATCAAGATGTCCATACAGACAAAGAAGACGGGATGCCTTGTCCTCAAGGAGATGATCGAAGGAGATAAGATCATCCTCAACGACTTTGACATCATTGCCGAACTTTCCACCTATATCGCCAAGGGTGCCGCTTACGAGGCAAGTTCGGGCTACAACGATGACCTGATATCTACCCTTGTTATGTTTGGTTGGTTGACTACGCAGCCATATTTTAAGGATTTGGTGAATACCGACATACGCCGCAAACTGTTTGAAGACAAACTCAAAAAGTTAGAAGATGACCTCGTTCCGTTTGGCTTCTTGGAGATGGGAATGGACGATGATCGTAGCGAGGACGAGATCGAATTGTCCCGAGAACTTTCACCAAAGCAGAAGCGATTGCAGGAGAATGACCCGTTCATGGACGAGGACATCATTCCAAGGGGTAACTGGTAGAAATGCTAAATACCTCCGTTCGCATCTTTTCAATAATCACAGGAGACAGCGCACATGGCATTTCAACTTAGCCCCGGTGTGTCAATCACAGAGAGAGACTTGACCACAATCATCCCTGCCGTTGCGACTACGAATGCAGGCTTTGCAGGTTACTTCCGGTGGGGTCCAGCCGATCAGCGAGTGGTTGTGAGTGATGTTTCCAACCTCGTCCAACTCTACGGAACGCCCGACGACAACAACTTCAAGCATTGGTTCAGCGCCGCCAACTTCCTTGGCTACGGCAACAACCTTCAGATCGTTCGTGCCTGCCACACCGGTGCGGCCAACGCAAGCCAGACTACGGGTGCTGCTTATCTTCCCAACAACGAGTCCGACTTTGCTGGTACTTCTACAGCCATCTACGGAATGTTTGCTGCCCGTTATCCGGGTCAACTTGGAAACAGCCTTGCCGTGGAAATCTGTGGAGCCGATGCTGGCGTGACTTCGTTCAATACTTGGACTTACTCGTCTGAGTTTGACGGTAAGCCCTCTACCTCGTTCTTTGCAGAAAATTCGCTTGGTCTGACTCAGGCCAACGATGAATTCCACATGGTGGTTCTTGACCGCCTCGGTCGCTTCACGGGAGCCGTGAATACGGTTCTTGAGCGTTTCGCCGGTCTTTCGATTGATCCTGCCGCAGTTGCACAGGATGGAACCTCGATGTACTTCAAGGCAAAGATCAACAATGAATCAAAGTATCTTGTTGCTCTTGGGTCGATCACCACTCTTGATGGCACAGCCTTCAAGATTAATGGTGTGACTGGTTCGGGTGTGACTGGCTGGAGTGGTTCAGGCACATGGGCCTACAATTCGACCGACTACACCTCCAACCGTTATGACACGGGTTCGGGTGCAGGAGCCACCGGTGGCGTGTTCCGTGTAGAGTTCCAGGGTGGTACGGGAGAATGGGATTCGACCGGCAACCGACTCTTCACCGAAGGCTACGGATATCAGTTGTTTGCTGATGCCGATACTTCCAATGTCTCCCTGCTCATCGGTGGGCCTCTCACCGCCAGCACGGTAAACAGCCTAGTAACGATTGCCAATGACCGCAAGGACTGCGTTGCCTTCGTATCTCCCGAGATCAACAATGCCTCGGTATCCGAAGCATCAAAGTTGGCAGCAGCCAAGACTTTCCGTGATGCTGTAGGAAACTCCTCCTACACGGTCATCGACACGGGCTACAAGTATCAGTACGATTCTTACAATGATACCTACCGCTATGTCCCGCTGAACGGAGACATCGCCGGTCTGTGCGTCCGTACCGACCTGACCAATGATCCTTGGTACAGCCCCGCCGGATTCAACCGTGGCGTGATTCGCAACACGATTCGTCTTGCTTATAACCCAAACAAGACCCACCGTGACGAACTTTATAGTTACGGCATCAACCCCGTGATTACCCTGCCCGGTGAGGGAACCCTTCTGTACGGCGACAAGACCGCACAGACCAAGCCCTCGGCATTTGACCGCATCAATGTCCGTCGTCTGTTCATCGTCCTTGAGAAGGCCATCGCAACGGCTGCCAAGTACAGCCTATTCGAATTCAACGATGCCTTCACACGGTCGCAGTTCCGTTCGATGATCGAGCCGTTCCTCCGTGATGTTCAGAGCCGCCGTGGCATCACCGATTTCTTGGTGAAGTGCGACGAGTCCAACAACACTTCGGAGGTCATCGACAGCAACCGCTTCGTCGCTGACATCTTCGTCAAGCCTGCCCGTAGCATCAACTTCATCCAACTCAATTTCATCGCCACTAAGACCGGAGTATCGTTCACCGAAGTAGGTGGATGATAACCGATAAATAAGGCAAAGGAGACACATCGATGGCATATAGCCAATTCAGCCTAGACGCTTTCCGAGCGAACCTTATCAATGGTGGAGCGAGAGACAACCTTTATCTCGTCACGGGTTCATTCCCAAATGGCGGAAGCCGTTCGATCAATGCTGCGGCAGGAATTGCAGGAGCAATCTTCGGAACTGCTGCTGCCGGTGCCGTGTCTGCGGTTGGTGGGTTGGTAAACAATGGAAATGCAAACGGTCAGATCACCTTCCTGACGAAGGGTGCCAAGATTCCGGCTGCCAAGATGTCCGAGGGGACAGCCAACTTCATGGGTCGTACCCTGAAGTTCCCGGCTGACAGGACTTTCGACAACTGGACAATCAATGTCTACAACGATGGTTCCTACAACCTTCGCAAGGCATTCGAGTCTTGGTCGAACCTGATCAACACCTATGCAAGCAATGTTGGTCCCAACAACTTCAATTCCTTCTTGATGGACTGGTCCGTACAGCCCCTCACTCGCGAAGGAAACGCAATCTGCACCTACAAGTTCATCGGCTGCTATCCTGCAACCGTTGGAGAAGTGAACCTGTCCTTCGAAGCAAAGAATTCGATTTCGGAGTTCCAAGTCGATCTGTCGTATCAATACTACGAACTAGTCGGAACAACCACCTGATAGTCAGGCAACAAGGAGAGATTTAAACTATGGAGTTGTTTGGCTTCAAACTTGAACGGTCACCGAAGCAGAAGAGCGATTTCAAGGCACTAAAGTCATTCGTAGTCCCAACTACGGATGACGGTGCCATTCCGGTGGAGGCTGGTGGCTTCTACGGGCAATATGTCGATCTTGACGGTTCTGTACGCAATGACTTTGAACTGGTTGCCAAGTATCGCGAAATGTCCATGGACCCGATCTGCGAGATCGCCGTCGATGACATCGTGAACGAGGCCATTGTGACCGAGCCGGGAAAGATGCCGATCAAGTTGGCATTCATAAACGACAAGACCATTTCGCCAAAAATCAAGAATAAGATTGAGGAAGAATTCAAGAATCTTCTTCGGTTGATGTCCTTTGATACAAAGGGGTATGAAGTCTTTCGCCGTTGGTATGTTGATGGAAAGATTTACTTTCACATCATCGTTGACGAGGAGAAGCCAGAGAAGGGAATCCTTGAACTTCGCTATGTTGATCCCCTGAACATTCAGAAGATCCGTGAGTTCAAGAAGGAAACCCGTCCTGATGGAACCAAGTTAATCACGGGATTCCGCGATTTCTACCTCTACAACAAGGACAATCCCCGTGTGGGATCGGCGCAAGGTATCAAGATCAGCGACGATGCAATCGCATTCTGCTCTTCTGGTCTGTTTGACAGCCGCTATCGTCGCACCGTGGGATTCATGCATAAGGCAATCAAGCCCCTGAATCAGTTGCGAATGATGGAAGATGCCGTAGTCATCTATCGCATCTCCCGGGCACCTGAGCGCAGGATTTTCTACATCGATGTCGGAAACCTTCCCAAGACAAAGGCTGAAGCCTATGTCAAGGACATCATGAACCGATATCGCAACAAGTTGGTCTATGACGCAACCACAGGCGAGATTCGCGATGACAAGAAGTTCCTCTCCATGCTTGAGGACTATTGGCTTCCTCGTCGCGAAGGCAGCAAGGGAACCGAGATCAGCACCCTATCGGGAGCGCAGAACCTCGGTGAACTTGCAGATATCGTGTATTTCCAGAAGAAACTCTACCGTGCTTTGAATGTGCCCGTGAGTCGCTTGGAACAGGACAGGGGAATTGCCCTTGGTCGTTCGTCGGAAATAAACCGCGATGAACTCAAGTTTTCAAAGTTCGTGACCCGTCTACGCAGCAAGTTCAACGAACTGATTTATGACTTGCTCCGAAAGCAGTTGCTGCTCAAGAATGTCATCACGCAGGACGAATGGCCGAACATCAAGGAGATCATGTTCCTTGACTACCTTAAGGATTCATACTATGTGGAGGCCAAGAACGCCGAACTCCGCAAGCAACGCAACGGCGAACTGAACGATGTTGAAAAATACATAGGTAAGTATTATTCTCACTATTGGGTCCGCACTCAGGTGCTTGGCATGACCGAAGGCGAGATTGCGGAAATGGACAAGCAGATGGCTCAAGAGAGGGACAGCGGGCTTTATACCCTGTCCAACGAACCAGGAATTGTATAAGGAACGCAAATGGAAATCAATCATCTTTCAAACGCTCTTGATTCGGTCAACGAAAAGGATGCTGTTTCCTTCAAGTCCGCCCTTTCTCAGCATTTGAACAACCGTCTTTTCACCGCATTGCAGGCAAGAAAGGCTGAAGTTGCCAAGGAGATGATTGGTGAAAAGTCCGTTGTTTCTGAAGCCAATGTAATCGCTCCTTCTGCTCCCCCTACACAAGGATTTGCAAAGAAGCCCGATGCATTCAAGGTCGATCCCGCCAAGGCAAAAATCGAAATGCAGAAAGCAAAGTCGATGGTCGTGGCCAATAAGGCAAAGATGGCGGCGGTCGATGTCAAGAAGAATGTCCTTGGTCCCAAGGAACTTGAAACCATGCAGAAGCAGATCGCTGCTGTTGCTGACAATAGCGTTGACATCGGATCGCTAAAGCCTGTTCCCGGCGGCTTTGAAGTAAAGAAGGCTGCTGACGGAGGGCTTGATCCAAATCAGGAAAAGGAATACCTGATGAAGACCTTCAATCACAACGGGAAAGTTGTCGAATTGAAGCAAGTCGGCCTTGGGTTCTCCCGTCCGATCCGTGCATACATCGACGGTGTTCGTTGGAATTTCTTCCCGAGCATGGGCAAGGCCATGGAAATGACTAAGGAATACATCGAGATGGAAAGTGGCGCTGCAAAGAAGGAAGAGGTGCAGCAAGATGGGCAATTGGCCGAGAAGGTCGATCTTGACGGCAGAACGAAGATTGTTCGTGATACCGTTGCGAGAATCGAACAGTATCGCAAGTTGCGTTCGGAGAAGACAAAGCCTGCTGTGGAAAACAAGGAAAACAAGTTTGCCGGAATCTATGATGACGGCAGCGGTAAGGGAGCCTTCATTCCGCAACCAATCGACACGGGCAAGCAACATCCGTTCTTCAGAAAGACCGTGACCGAAGGTGTTCTTGACGAATTCAAGTCGATGTTTAAGAAGGAAAACATCACGGTTCGCGAGGGCGACAAGGAAGAGTACGAGCGTTTCTTCAAGGTAGCCATGAAGAAGTTTGGAATCTCAAGCCCCACCGATCTCAAGACCCCCGAGCAAAAGAAGAAGTTCTTCGATTATGTCAAGAAGAACTACAAGGGAAACGATTGATGCCCAAGTCAGTATTCAACTTCAATAGCAAGGAAGTCCTTGATGAGGCAATCGGCTATCTCTTGCCGAGAATGCCGGGTGGCCTGAAAACTACCACGGTAGATGGTGTGAAGTTGTGTGTTGAGGCGAGAGATTCCGGTCATATGGATGAGTTTCGCGAGGAACTGAACAATTTCAAGGAACTTCGCAGACTTGACAAGTTGACCGCAAAGGTGATTTCGACCCTTGCTTCAATCGTCAAGGAGAACAAGAACCACACTCTTCGACTGATGAACGGAGACTTGGTTCGTCTTTCTCCCGACAATGCAAGAAAGATCGTTTCAATTCATGACCAACTTGACCATCGGGAGAATCAGGCTGCTCTTCGCATGATGGTCATCGAAAGCAAGAAATCGCATGAGGCAGCAATTCAGTTCTGCCTAGAAAAGACCAAGGAGACTGAATAATGGCCAACTCATTCAACTACATCGTGAAGACCAAGAATCGTTGCGTGGTTTCCGTCATTGGAGATACCGCCGGTGGAATAACATTTGGAATCAGCGGTCCAGCGTTCACCCAACCCGGCGGTTATCCCGACTTCAACGATCCAAACATCACCAATTCCTCTGCCTGCCTGTCGAGAATCCACTATGGACTCAGCGGTTCTTCCTGCCTGTTGCAGTTCTTGGGCGGAACTCCCGGCAACGCATATGTCCTGACACCGGGAACCACGGAAGTCAACTTTGATCGTATGACGGTTCCAAACAACGCAGTAACGCCAAACGGAATCTTCTCGGTCAATGTCCCTGCGTCCACCGTTGTGACGGCTTATTTGGAATTCACAGCCTTCTAAACAAACGGAGCATACCAACAAATGAAACTGTTCTGCGACCTAAACGAAAGCATCGAAGTCCTGACCGAGGAGACTGCTCCCGGACAGAAGAACTATTACATCGAAGGCGTGTTCCTGCAAGGGGACATCACCAACCGCAACAAGCGCCGCTATCCGATTGAAACCTTGATGAAGGAAGTAAAGCGGTACAACGAGCAGTTTGTCAAGCAGAAGCGGGCTTTCGGTGAGTTGGGCCACCCCGAGGGTCCGACCATCAATCTTGAGAGAGTCAGCCACATGATCACCGAACTTCGCTGTGAAGGCAAGAACTTCATGGGCAAGGCCAAGATCATGGACACCCCATACGGCAAGATTGTAAAAAACCTCATTGATGAGGGTGCAAAGTTGGGTGTTTCTAGCCGTGGAATGGGTTCCCTAGAAGAGCGCAATGGAGTCAATGTCGTAAAGGATGACTTCCAACTTGCAACAGCAGCAGACATCGTTGCCGATCCATCGGCTCCCGAGGCATTTGTCCGTGGGATCATGGAAGGCAAGGAATGGGTATGGGAAAGCGGACGGTTGGTCGAAAAGGACATAGTACAGATCAAGAAGGACATTTTGAAAACCAACTCCCGCAAGTTGGAAGAAGCCAAGATAAACGCATTCAATAAGTTCCTCCGGGGACTTTAACCAAAGTATAAATAACAAGCACCCTCACTAATCAAGGAGAGAGTTCATGGACTCATTCAAGAACAACGAAGTAGAGGAAATCCTCGAAGAGGAAATCCTCGAAACCGAAGAGCAGACCGACGAGGCCACCAACGAGGCTGACGAAGCCATCGAAGAGGCCACAGATTCCGCATCCAAGCAGAAGTCCAATGTGGCTGCTGCCAAGCAAATGGGTCAGGGTGCTGCCGTTGGTGCTGCTTCCCTCCCCAAGGAGTCCCCCAAGTACAAGGGACTCTACAAGGACGGCACAGGCAAGGGTGCAATCATCCCTGAGCCAATCGACACCGATGATGTCGAGGGTGATGCCGATGTTGCTTCCAACGAGAAGCAAATGAAGAATGTGGACAAGAAGCGTATGGCCAAGGAAGATGTTGCCGTACACATGGATGCCATGTTCAACGGCGAAGAACTCAGCGAAGAGTTCAAGACCAAGGCTTCCACAATCTTCGAAACCGCCGTCAACGAGCGCATCGAAGCCATTGCCGAGGAACTTGAGACTGAATTCGAGACTCGTCTTCTGTCCGCACAGGAGCAGATCAAGAACGAGTTGACCGAGCAGTTGGATTCCTACCTCTCCTATGTAATCGAAGAGTGGATGGAAGAGAACCGCCTCGCCGTGGAGAAGGGCATTCGCAACGAAGTCACCGAGCAGTTCATCGAAGGTCTTCGTTCGCTCTTCCTACAGCACAACATCGAAGTTCCTGCTTCCAAGGTTGATCTTGTCGATGAGATGGCCGAGAAGGTCGAAGAACTCACCGGCAAACTCAACGAAGAAATTCAGAAGAATGTCGAGATGTCCAAGACTGTCGGTCAGTTGCGCCGCAGCGACATCCTTGACGAACAATGCGATGGTCTTGCCGATACGCAGAAGGAGCGTTTCAAGAAGTTGGCCGAGGGCGTAGCCTTCGAAAGCGAAGATGATTACCGCAGCAAGTTGGAAATCATCCGCGAGTCCTACTTCGGCGTTGGCTCGACCGAGACAGACTCGGAGGGCGGCGAAGAGACAGTTGCTGAGGCTTCGGATGAAGTTGGCGACAGCATCGACGGTGATGATGTTGCTGCCGAGCCAAAGGAAACCATCAGCGAGTCGATGAGTGTGTACGCAAAGGCACTCTCGCGACTCAATCGTAAGTGATCAAAAACAGTTGATTTCTAAATAATGAGTCAGTAAATTCAGTTAGCACTTTCAATCAAAAATTAACCTGTCACAGGAGACAAAAATGGACTTGACAATTTCCGAAGCACTACAGAAGAAGTGGAAGGCCATCGTTGAACACGCTGACCTCCCTGAGATCAAGGATTCGTGGCGCAAGACCGTCACGACTCAACTCCTTGAGAATCAGGAGCAGTACCTCAAGGAAGCCGCTCCCACCAACCTCTCTAACAACCTCCCCGGCGATTCGACCGGCAATGTGGCTAAGTGGGATCCGATCCTCATCAGCCTCGTTCGCCGTGCAATGCCGAACCTGATCGCCTATGACATCTGCGGCGTTCAGCCGATGAGCGGCCCGACTGGGCTTATCTTCGCCCTCCGCAGCCGTTACAACAGCCAGACTGGTGCCGAGGCTCTGTTCCAAGAGGCCGACACTCGCTTTGGTGGTTCGGGTGGCACACCGTCCTACACCGGCGCTGGTTACACCGGTGGCCTCACGCAGGGTCCGGGCGTTGATCCCTTCTTCGGTGCTGCTGATGCCTCGCTGGCTGATGGCGTTGCCGATTCGTCGGCTGTCAGCCGTGCCATGACCACCCTCATGGGTGAGGCTCTTGGTGATGCTGCTAACAATGCCTTCGCTCAGATGGCATTCAGCATCGAGAAGACCACGGTAACTGCCAAGACTCGTGCCCTGAAGGCCGAGTACACGATGGAACTCGCCCAAGACCTGAAGGCTATTCACGGTCTTGATGCCGAGACAGAACTCGCCAACATTCTTTCGAGCGAGATTCTGGCTGAGATCAACCGCGAGGTTGTTCGCACCATCTACCGTAACGCCAAGTTGGGCGCTAAGGCTGGCACGACACAGACCCGTGGAGTGTTCGATCTCAATGTCGATTCCAACGGTCGTTGGTCGGTTGAGAAGTTCAAGGGTCTGCTGTTCCAGATTGAGCGTGAGTGCAACCAGATCGCCAAGGAAACTCGTCGTGGCAAGGGCAACTTCGTCCTCTGCTCGTCGGATGTTGCTTCGGCTCTGGCCATGTCGGGCGTTCTTGACTATGCTCCGGCTCTCAGCACCAACCTTCAGGTGGACGATACGGGCAACACCTTCGCCGGTGTTCTCAACGGTCGCCTCCGTGTTTACATCGATCCGTATTACTCATCGACACTCGCTTCGGACTTCTTCTGTGTCGGCTATAAGGGTTCCAGCCCATACGATGCTGGTATGTTCTACTGCCCCTATGTGCCGCTACAGATGGTCCGTGCAGTCGGTGAGCAGTCTTTCCAGCCGAAGATCGGCTTCAAGACTCGCTACGGCATGGTCAACAACCCCTTCATCATTGGCAACGACAACTCGCCAATCGCTGATGTGGACAATGCCAACGCTGCTCGTAGCAACCAGTACTACCGTATCGTCAAGGTCAACAACCTCTTCTGATACAAGTACGGTACGACAAGTTACCCCCACACTTGGAATGGGAGCGGAGAAATCCGCTCCTGTTCTTTTTCACTAAATAGTTCGGAGGTTCCATGCACTACGAAATACCCGATGAAGGTCCGTTGGGTGCTGCTTGTTCCACTCCGACGAATACCAATCTAACCGCTCCGACGAACTACAAGTTCAGCATCAAGCGGATACCAAACATGGTGTACTTCTGCACGGGTGTATCGTTGCCGGGTTGGTCTAATCCCACGATCAATGTGCCAACAGGCTTTCCTGGTGGCAGGAATACCCTGAAGGCAAAGAGCGAATCTATCAGTCACGGGGATGCAACCTTTCGCTTTCTCGTCAACGAAGACTATTCAAACTATGACGAGGTGGCCAAGTGGTTCCGTCAATGCGTTGGACTCAATGACTACAGCCAAGTTGCATGGCGAAACTGGATGTCCGAGGAAGGATATCTGCTTGTGTTGAGCAATCGCAAGAATCCCGTCTTCCGCATCACCTTCCGTGGACTCTTCCCCACAGGAATAAGTGACCTGAATTACAAGGCAAACGAAACCGAGAATACACCATTGGTTGCAACGGTGACCATGAACTTCACCTATTACACCTACGAATCTCTACTCAATCCATGAGCATACTTGACGAAAAGGGTCTGACAGGCAAGGATTACGGAATCGCAGATCGTGATTCTTTCGGTGCTGCATGTTCCACGCCGCTGAACACGAACACAACGATCCCGACAAATTTTCTGTTCATGTGTCGGAAGATACCGTCCTTTACCTACTTCATTCAGGACTTTTCCCTGCCCGAAACAAGCAAGGAATCTATTGCGTCTGACTTCATGTTCGGACCTTCCGTGAAGTTCCCCAATGCCACTATTGGTTATGGCACCCTAACAATCAAGTTTATCATTAATGAGGATTTCTCAAACTATCACTCCATAGTCAAGTGGATGCTTGAGAATACTGGTTACACGGAATTCGTTGCTGACCAGAAGTACAACGAAGGAGCGAACGAGGAAGGAACTCTGATTCTCCTATCCAACAAGAAGAATCCGATTCGAAGAATCAATTTCGAAGGTCTGATTCCAACAGAACTCTCTGGCATAGACTTTGCTAGCGATGTCACCGATATCAACACGCTGACCGCAACATTGAAATTTGCCGTGTCGGCATTCAGCATCAAGACCGTTTCTCCTTGACTTTGTTGTGTGGGGTGTTATACTGTTCTCACCATGAACTTTGAGAAGATCAAGGAGATGGCCGAAAAAGACTTGGCCATCGATGACACGGAACTTGGCAATGAGTCAACTCGCATTCCGCAACTTCACAATAAGTATCTCGTCATCTTCCATGATGAGAGACTTGTCCTTCGCAAGGCACAGTCCGACTACAGGACATTGAGGAAGGACAAGTGGGAGTACTATACGGGAAAGATGTCTCAGGAACGACTGACAGAACTCGGGTGGCAGCCGTTTCAGTCGCGGATACTACGAAACGATCTGGATGTCTACATGGACTCCGATCCCGATCTGTCTGCCCTGCGGGTGAAGATAGAATATCAGGAGGAGAAGGTGGATTATCTGGAGTCCGTGCTGAAGGGAATATCACAGAGACATTGGGTGATTCGCAATTCAATCGAATGGCGAAAGTTCACCAACGGCATCGTCTGAATCAACCTGGTTTGGGCACCCTAAATAATGGGATGCCTGAAGTAATCGTTCATCGGCACAATACTGTTCATGTTCGTCTGTCATGCGAACCTGCGATAGCCCGTGAGATTCAGGAGTACTTCACCTTCGAAGTACCCAATGCACGGTTCACCCCTGCTTTCCGCAATCGACATTGGGACGGCAAGATACGGATGTTCCACCCAAGGAACGGACTGCTGTATGTTGGTCTGTTGGATTACCTTGCACAGTTCTGCGAGGAACGCAAGTATCACCTGACGGTTGACCGCAAGTTGATAAACCCCGTGGAGCCCTGCACACGGGAGGAATGCGTCAGCAAGATCATCAAGAACTTGAATCTGTCCGCACAAGGACAATCGATTGATCCACATGAACATCAAGTGGATGCGATTCACCATGCACTCAACAGCAATCGATGCCTGCTGCTTTCTCCGACTGCAAGCGGAAAGAGCCTCATCATCTATGTCTTGTCTCGATTTTATTCGCAGTTGCTTGCGGCTAGGGAGCAGCGAGTACTGATCGTGGTTCCGAGCATTTCGCTCGTCACTCAGTTGTTCAATGACTTCAAGGACTATGCCACGAACGATCCAAACGGATGGACGGCAGAGGATCATTGCCACAAGGTCTACGGTGGCGAGGAGAAGGACGATCCGACAAAGCAGATCGTCATCACGACATGGCAGTCTATTTACAAGTTGCCCAAGGACTACTTCGATCAGTTTGGTGCCGTGGTCGGGGACGAAGCACATTTGTTCAAGGCCGCAAGCCTGACGAGCATCATGTCCAAGTTGGTCGATTGCCCTTATCGCATCGCATTGACGGGAACTCTTGACGGTACGCAGACACACAAGTTGGCAATTGAAGGGCTGTTTGGTCCCGTGAAGCAAGTCACCACGACCAAGGAATTGATCGACAAGAAACTTCTTTCCAACCTTGAGATCGACTGCATCCTCCTGACCTATCCCGATGAAGTCTGCAAGACAATCGCGGGAATACAGTATCAGGAAGAGATCGAATGGATAGTCTGCTGCGAGGCACGGAACAAGTTGATTTCCAAGTTGGCAAATTCGACCAAGGGCAACACGCTTGTGCTTTTCCAATTTGTCGAGAAACACGGCAAGCCACTTCATGCATTGATTTCATCCGAGGCAGGGGACACACGCAAGGTCTTCTATGTGTCGGGCGAAACCGAGGGCGAGGTTCGCGAAGACATTCGGCAGATTACCGAGAACGAGGACAATGCAATCATCGTAGCATCGTATGGAACATTCAGCACGGGAATCAACATTCGCTCGCTCAAGAACATCATCTTCGCTTCCCCGTCAAAGAGCCGAATCCGTGTGTTGCAAAGCATCGGCAGACAGTTGAGAAAGTCAAGCCGCAAGGACAAGGCAAGGCTCTATGACATTGCAGATGACTTGCATTGGAAGTCAAGGAAAAATCACACCCTGAAGCATTTCATCGAAAGGGTGAAAATCTACAACGAAGAATCCTTCGAATACAAGATGGTAAAGATACCCATCAAGGGAGCAACCACATGATCGAATTCTCAAAGGAAAGACCGGTCGAAACGAAATTGGTTCGCCTGCGCTCAGGGGAGACATTGATATGTTGCTTGCAGGAATTTGAGACAGGTTATGTCGTGGAGAAGCCTATGTCCGTCACATCCGTGCCGCTTATGGACAAGCAGGGCATGGTTCAGAAGGTAGGTGTATACCTCAAGGATTGGATCGATTACACGGACGATACATACTTTGTCATCACGAAGGACATTGTTCTTGTCTTGGCAAATCCTGACAAGAAGATGGTTGAGGATTACATTGAGGCAAAGATCAAGTCTGACATACAACGCTCAGAGATAGAACTTGCCGAGACAATGCAGGAATATCTTCAACAAATGGGGTCAATCGATCAGTCTAAGTTGCAGGAAGAGCGTGACATGGGGGACGAAAGCGACTACACTCCCCCACAGCAGGAAGAACAGACAGAACAGGACAATGATGATCAAGAGGAACAGGATGAAGAGGAAGATGATGGGGATGACGGGACTCCACCGTGGTGGAACAACAATCCCCGTGTCAAATTCTGACCTAACAGTTCCGTACTGGATAAACCAATAGAACCATTCATTTCATCCCGGACACCGGTATTTAGTACCTAGACCACGACAGCACCAATAATTATTCTGGTTTCATGCGAATTTCTTTTCTGAAAAAGTGAGAGTAAAAACAATGGGTAAGAAGGCAAGTCATTACATAGACAACAAGCGATTCCTGAAGGAAATAACCGATCACCGAAAGGCCGTCAGGAGAGCCAATCGTGCAGGAGAGAAGCCGCCGGGAGTAACCGATTACATCGGGCAATGCTTCCTTGACATCGCCAACAATCTTGCAAAGAAGCCCAACTTTGCAAATTACAGTTTCAAGGAAGAGATGGTCGGGGATGCCGTGGAGAACTGCATCATGTATGCGACCAACTTCGATCCCAAGAAATCAAAGAATCCGTTCGCCTTCTTCACGCAGATAACCTTCTATGCCTTCCTTCGTCGCATAAGCAAGGAGAAGAAGCAACTCTACATCAAGTTGAAGTGCTTTGAGGACAATGACCCATCGGGCAAGTTCCGTAATTGGATGGATGAAGGCAAGATTCCCGAGAGCAGCGATGAAGTTGCCGAGATCATCGGACTTTCAGAAACAGACATGAACAACTTCAAGAACGAGAAGGAAAAGAAGTTGAAGAAGAAGAGCCGCAAGAAGAAAGACGCTGCTGGTGCCAAGAATGTCCTTGACGACTTCATGGATGAGTGATAGACTCTGACTCAATGCGTATCGCCATCGTTACGGATACACACTTCGGAGCAAGATCGGATTCACCGATCTTCCTTCATCATTTCTTCAAATTCGTTGAAGAGGTGTTCTTTCCGTATCTTGAAAAGAACAAGATTGACACGGTTCTTCACTTGGGCGACTTGCTTGATCGCCGCAAGTTCGTGAACTTTGCAACTCTGAATGAGGTACGCAAGCGGTTCATGGAACCGTTGGTGAGCAAGCATCGGGTGTATGCCATTCCCGGCAACCACGATGTGTACTTCAAGAACACGAACCAAGTAAACTCGCTGCGTGAATTGTTCCATGATGACTTGGGAGATGGACTGATCGAACATCCACGAATCATCGATTTCGCTGGCTGTCGCATCGGATTCGTGCCTTGGATCACCAAGGACAACACCGACGAATGCATGAAGTTCATCAAGGACGCTGCCGATGCAAAGGTGCCGTTCCTGATGGGTCACTTCGAACTCAACGGATACGAAGTCATGCGTGGCGTGAAGTTTGAGGAAGGCATGGATCCCGATACCCTGAAGGATTTTGAAGCGGTCTTCAGCGGACACTTCCACCAAAAGCACAGCAAGGGCAATGTGCATTACTTGGGTACGCCCTATCAGATCACATTTGCAGATTTGAACGAGCCAAAGGGCTTCCATGTCCTTGATACAGACAAGCACACCATTGAATACATAAAGAACCCGCTGACGATTTTCACTCAGTTGGTCTATGATGACGATAAGACCGATTACACAAACCTCAACCTCGACAAGTACAAGCACACATTCGTCCGCATCGTTGTCAAGTCCAAGACAAATCCCGTTATGTTCGATGCCCTGATTGACAGACTGACGGACTGCGGCGTGTATGGAGCGACGGTAATTGAGGACAAGGAATTGGGAATCACCTTGACCGAACAGGTCGATGTCGCTCAGGACACATTGTCCCTGATCAACAACGAGATCGACCAGTTGAAGGTCAAGAATCCCGGCAAACTCAAGGGCATTCTGAAAGAATTGTATCTTGAATCACTCTACTCTTAAGGAGATCAGTATGGCACTTCCCGTGAAGATTTTCGGTTTGCAGACAGGAGAACAGGTTCTTGGCCAGATTGTTGCCGAGAACATGGATAACGGCACTTGCACGATCAAGAACCCTGCGGTTCTTGTTCCTGCCGGACAGGGCAAGTTGGCCCTTGTTCCTTGGCTTCCCTACGCAGAGTACGAGGATGGCGTGAGCGTCCGTGGCGTACTCTTCAGCGTGGTTCCCACCGATGGGCTGCTCAAGGAGTACACCACAGGCTTCGTGAGTGGGTTGGTGGTTCCTTCGAACAAGATCGAAACACCGACATTGAAGATCACACAATAACAAAGAAAGGAGGCTCCAATGGAATTCATTCAGAACGCCCTTGGGACTTTCTTCTACACGGTAGTCGTGTTCATCGCTGGTGCGGTGATCGGCGTTCCGATGTGGAAGTGGCTGTCCCCGAAGATGCCTTGGAACAAGTAATCCAAGGATTCGTGATGCTGTCCGGTAGGGAGTATTTACCATGATTAGATTTGAAAAACTCCGATGGAAGAATTTGCTCTCTACCGGACAGTATTTCACGGAAATCGACCTGACAAAGGCCAACACGACATTGATTTGTGGAGAGAACGGCGCAGGGAAATCCACGATGCTGGATGCCCTGTGCTTCGTTCTTTTTGGAAAGCCTTATCGCAACATCAACCTTCCGCAGTTGGTCAACAGCATCAATCAGAAGGATTCCGTGGTGGAGATTGAATTCACCATCGGCAAGGATTCCTACAAGGTGATCCGTGGTCAGGCACCGAAGTTGTTTGAAGTACACAAGAACGGCAAGTTGATAGATCAGGAAGCAAAGAGCAAGGACTATCAACGAATGTTCGAAGAGCAGATTCTTCGAATGAACTACAAGTCGTTCTGTCAGGTTGTCATCCTTGGTTCGGCCAACTATGTTCCGTTCATGCGGCTTGTGGCTGCGGAGCGACGATCCATCGTTGAGACTATCCTTGACATCAACATCTTCAGCACGATGAATGTGATCCTCAAGGGAAAGGTTTCGCAGAACCGAGAGGAACTTGTCGAACTTGAGGGCAAGATTGCCGTCCTGAAGGAGCGTATCTCCTTGCAGAAGAAGTACATGGAGGAGAAGACCAAGGACGAGAAGGACATCGTTGAGAAGTATCAGACCGAGATCAACGAGGCATTGGAGCGAATCGAAACTATCAAGAAAGAACTTTCCGATCATCAGCAGCATCTGTCAGAATACCTTGAGAAGATCGATGACAAGCCCCTGATCGAAAGCAACAAGGCGAACCTTGATTCGTTGCAGAAGCAGTTGACAACAAAGATCAAGAGCCTGAACACAAGCATCGACTTCTACGAAAAGAACGACACTTGTCCAACCTGTACGCAGTCCATCGGGAGCGATTTCAAGGAATCCGCCAAGAGCGGACTTGCATCGAAGAAGAGGGAAGTGGAGACTGCCATGGAAGAGATTGGCAAGCAGATGACCAAGGTGGCAGAACGGATGGAGGAATTGCGGGAAACCGTCCTTGCAATGAAGGAGATTGAGTCGGACATCAATGACTGCAAGAATGAACTGTCCATGCAGAAGAAGTTCATCGACAAGACCAAGCAGAAACTTGAGGAAGCCAAGGCTCCCAAGACCGATGATTCGAAGGAAAAGGAGGAGTTTGCCAAGAGCATTGCCGATGAGGCAGAACTTGTATCCTCACGCAACGAGTTGGTGGACACTCAGTACTACTATGGCGTGGCTTCAACCCTCCTGAAGGACTCGGGCATCAAGAGCAGGATCATCAAGCATTACATTCCCGTCATCAACAAGGTAATCAATCAGTACCTGACGCAGATGGGCCTGTTCGTGAATTTCAATCTTGACGAGGAGTTCAACGAAACGATCCTGTCTCGCCATCGCGATACCTTCACCTATGCATCCTTCAGCGAGGGAGAGAAGAAGAAGATCGATCTTGCCTTGCTGTTTGCATGGAGGGCAATTGCACAGATGAAGAATTCGGTGTCAACAAACCTGTTGATCCTTGACGAGGTGCTTGACGGAAGTCTTGATGATGCAGCCTCCGAGTCCTTCCTTGACTTGCTGAAGGGATTGGACAACGACACGAATGTGTTCGTGATAAGCCACAAGCCCAAGGAACTACTTGAGTCCAAGTTCAGCAGGCTACTTACCTTCGTCAAGCGAAACAACTTCAGCAGTATCGCAAGCACGAAGGCTTGATCGTCAGTCCGACAACTTGACAGTAATCATGTACTGCTTCTTGGGTGATACCTTGAGCATTGCCGCTGCCTTCTGTTGTGCAGCGAAAGAAGTTGGAGCCTGAACCGAAATCTTCTTTCCCGAATAGAATGCGATGTAATTGTACATCTTCTCTTCGGTGACTTTGGTTTCTTCCTTCTTTGAAGATTTGCCTACCTTTTGTCCCTTACCGATCTTCTTCAACATCTTTTCTCTTTTGGCATCTGCACGAAGACCGGCTTGAACCTTGGCCTGAGCCTCGCGGGAAGTCTCAAATCCGCCACCCCAACTTCCTGCCTCGTCAAGTTCTACTTCTTCCTTCTTGATCTTCGAACCATACTTCTTGCCGAAGGAAATCATGTCCATTGCGGCGGCAAGATTGTCCTTGGCATCCTGAAGGCTCATGCCATTTTCCCTCAGTTTCTTGGGATCGTTGATGATCGACTTGAGCCAAACGACGGAATTCTTTAATTGCTTTTCTGTCGGCTGTGCAAATCCCTCGGCTACGACCATCTGATTGTCGTTGATTGCCTTGGCGATCTTCTTGCCGGAGATGCGTCCCGATGGCTTCTTGCCGGGTGCGCTCAGGCGATACATCGGCTCACCCATGTAGGAAGTGTCATACATCAGGGTGTAGACGGGACCAACCTCTAGGTTTGCAAATGCCACGGGTCGGTTCAACTTGATCATACGGACACCCTTGAGGACTGCCTTGTAGTCCTCAACCACTTCGACTTCTTCATTCTCCTCAACGCTTTCGCCAAAGAAAGTCTCAAAGTGATCGTTGACGAGATTGGCGGTGTTGAACCCCATGAACCTCTTCTCAACCCCGTGCTTGTTGAGAATGGCAGTAACGGATGCAAGACGCATGACTCCTTGAGCAACACCACCACCCTTCTGCTGCTTCATCAGAGACTTGAGTTCTGCAATTGCAGCCTTGGGAATCGAATACATGAAGTTTTCGATTGCTCTCTTGGTTGCACTCTCAGAAACTTCGACTTCTTCTTTCTTGAGCATCTTGGTTGGATTCGCCTTGAAGAGTTCTGATGCTTTGAACTGTTTTTGTTTATTGTCGGGAAGCACAAGAGTGAACAATCCACCTACCACATTCTTGGATGCGGTATAACCAATCAGTTGCCCTCTCTTGTTCATTCCAGGAATCCATAGCATCTCGCCCTTCTTGAATGGCTTTGGGAATGAATCCTTTGCTTCTGCCACTTCGACTTCTTCCTTGTGAACCTTCTGCTTCGGAACTGTGATACTTGCAGGCTCACCGACATCAACCACATAGCCACCGCCATGTTGCTGTGCCTTGCCTGTGCCGCCATCATCGAAGCGAACAATCTTGCCGCTGACCATCTTGCCCTTGTGGGGAACCTTTACCTTGTCGCCTGCCTTGAACTGTTCGGTAACCTCAACATCAACCTCAAAGCCCTCTGCCTTCACATACTTGATATGCCTTGTGATATCCCATTTTTCAACTACAGGCTTTCCACCTTCGCCTTCGTCTGTGACAATGTAGCAAACGGTTCCCTTGACATTCGCTGCCCGCCAGTCTCCCTTGCTCGTATAATCCTTTCGAGAAACACAAACTTCGTGAGGATAGCCATGACTCTTGCCCCATGAGTCCTGCGAGATGCGATATTCAAATGCTTGCTTGCCCGTCTTCTCGTAGAATCTGCCAAGGACTTTTTCATCGGGATGTGCGTATGCTTCATCGACTTCTTCCTTCACGGGATTGCCTGTCATCGCATGTTTACGAGCAGCCCGTTCGGTTCGATAAATCTTCACAACCTTGCCGTCCTTGGTGACTACTGCCTTGCCCTTGGGGTGGTGAAGATTGGTGCGAAGTCCGTTGTCCTTTGCCTCTTCGATCTCACCGTCTTCGATGATTTCCTCTTCCTCTACCTCTTCCTTCTTGCCCTGCTTCTTTGCAAGGATCTTTGCCTTCACCCCTTGATTTACTTGCTTGAGTTGGTCGGGAGTCAACTTTGTCTTTTCGGTCAGGGTCTGCTCACGCATTTCCCAAGCCTCTTCGACGGTTTCGATGATGACCCATCCGCTCTTGATGTAACTCTGCACATCCTTAGCGGCAATGACATCAAGGTCTTGGTCATCCTTGCCCCACATGATTCGGCTTCCCGGCATCCCCTGCTTCTTCTTGCGAAGTCCGCTGAACTGCTTGACGAAGAACATCGGAACCTTGTAGTGCATCAGACGGGCAACCGTGGGGTTCACGGTCTTGGTCTGTCCCGGCGTGGCTACAGCCACGGCTTCACGCATGATCTCCATCCCACGGGAGTCCTTGATAATCTGTGCAATGGCTGCATCGTCAGCACACTCAACGATGACCATTCCGTTGGCGCTGCCGATTACCTTACCGGCGGCCTGCTTGCGGATCGTGTTTGCGGCAAAGTTAGCGAGGGAAAAGGTCGGAAACTTGAAAGTCAAACGATGCATAGGATCTCCTATAGGGATGTAAAGACGCTCCCATATTTAGGAAATCCAGCGGATTACTTAAGCCACTTCTTGTGCGTCAGCAGCATGAAGTCGATGACCTGTTGGGGGGTCTTCTCCACACACTCCAACTTGTGGACATTCTCCGACAGCACCCTGTCCTGCTCTATTTCTCGTTCAATTTTTTCAATTTCTTCCTTGGACGGGGGTGTCCAAGTATGAAGAACAACCGGAGTGTTTTTCAGTTCGCTCATGGAAGGCTCAAGTCCGTTCTTGGGTATGCAGTCCCAATCAAGAATGGGCTTGGACAGCCCCATGAGCATCAGATAGACATCCCGCATCAATTCTATTACCGTTTCCCCCATTGGCTGCACGGGCTCCTCGGTGACAGCCTGTATTCGGTTCTTGTTGTCGTAGAAGACTTCGTGAATGCCGTAGGAATAATACTTCTTGCCGTTGAAGGTGGTTGTCTTACGGACGATTCTGTAATCCCAACTCATCCGTTCCTCCCTTCTCCTACGGGACAAGACAAGATTATTTAGAAGAGTCCGAATCCTAGATGCGATCCGCGAGAACATCATATACCCTTCTTGGGATCTTCCTGTGTGCCTGCGCTCGGAAGTTTGCAGGCATCTTGGAAATCACTTTGTTACTGTGCATCAGGTCGGTTTCGAATGGCCAGAACTTGCGGTACTCCCGCATGAAGTAGTGGGCATAGATGTAGCAGTTGGCCATCCGTGTGTATCTGTCAACATTCACGGGAAGGTTGTATTTCTTGATCAGGCGGATTGTACGCATCTCGCAATCCCGCTCCATCTCACGAACGACTTCGAATGCAAGATCGATCTTCTTGTTTGGGTATTGCTTGCCGTTGAACCAATCATCGATGATTGCGTTGGACTTGTCGCTGCGTCGATAGACAGGTGACTTTTCGATCCATTGAAGGAAGTGGCAGTATTCGTGTAGCAAAGTTTCAAACCACAGTATGGATCTTCGTCCCACACGAATCTCCCCATCACCGTCGTTGAAGTAACCCGATGTTCTGTATCCCCCGCAATTGACTTCCTTGCCTCGTCCCAAGACAAGGATGCAACCATGCTCTCGTAGATGCTCTCTGACATGACGCACAAACTTCCGTTGCGCTGCAAGCATGGATATCTCCTTTCCTTGTAAAGAGTTACGCTAGCGTAGCATAGTCCTTTCCATCGGTCAAGAGCATGATCTTATGTCCAATAACTGTACGAATGTACTCTTTATGTTCATCAGATAGATTATCGGGCAAACGATACATGGCCGTTTTTAAAGAATCGTAGTGGCTTTTTGTCTTTTGGCAGGAGCAGGCATTTGGGTCCAGATAATTACGCATGGCCCCCATCCAAGAATCCAAGGCATGGATCCTACCCTTCGCCAGAAGGGCTTTCTTGCCCACCAGAATGCCATACAGGGCTTCCGGCGTTTCGGCGGTCTTGGGAGGCGGTTCAGCCACCCGAACGCTCTCCAAGCCATCTATTGGCGATTGTAAACAGCCGATAACACAGAATACCCCCTAGGTAAGTTATCGGTACTTCCTGCCATTTTGAGAATGCGAAGGATGCCGCGACCGACAGGGCGACTCCGATGCAGTACGGGCAAGTTGCCCATCGGACCAGAAATGCGTCATGGTGCTGCCGTAGGTACTGTCCATAGGACAGGAACAGGTAGTTGCCGTCGAATTCTTGCAGGAAGCAGTACTTGGAATACTCCTTAAGCCGAGAAATGAAATTTGGAATCCGCAGAACCTTGAAGTATTCATAGACTGAACTCGTTTCGAACAGGACAAATAACGCCATCGCCACCCACAGCATTGCAAAGATGGTTTCCATGTTTACTCCTTCGGTGCGGCCTGAATGCCGTACTTGCTACGAGCAGTATCGCCTTCGTGATCGTTGTAGATTTTCTCAAAGTCACGCACAACAGAACTTGGTGGGACATTCTGTGCGATCAACTTTTGAATCGAATCGATGTCGCTTCCAAGGTAATGTGCCAACGACTTCCGTAGGCTGTCATCGGAAACCGGGGAGGACACACCGGCATTCTTGATCTTGAGTCCTACGAAACTCTTGATGACTCGCTGAGGAATCGTTGGACGAGGGATGTTCTTTCCCTTGGCATCCTTGACATCGATGCCAATCATGCTCGTAACAAGTGTCTTGCCGTCAAGAGGCTTGCCGTTCTTGTCGGAATAGAACACTTGTCCTTGACCGCCGCCAAGCACAAGATGGACTTCACCGTTGAGATTTGGAGGATATGCACCCTTGGCGACTTCACCCATGGTCTTGCCGACACCTTCGTGTGTCAGAAGCAGAATGTGGTCTGGAACACGGCGTGGGCGGTTGTCGTTGTTGACCATTGCCACTCGCCAGTTGGTGAGAACCCAGATGATGTGCAGATTGTTCTTTTGGTAGCCTGCGGAAATTAGGGTATCGGTGAGATTCTTGATCTCTTCGACATTCTTGAGGGTACGGTCAAAGATGATGTTTGGCAACTGACCACCGTAAGCCTTTACCCCGATCTTCTGCTTGGCGTTGGCAATGATATGCGGAAGGAGCATGGTGGCAATGTGCTTCTGCTCAATCGGCCAGTCCTTCAAGGCAAGGTGAATCTTTGAGACATCCTCGGGATTCCTGAAGTTGATGTCCTTGAACTGCACGAACTTGCTTTCCTTACCGGCAGCAAAGTGCAACTTTCCGATCTTTACGACCGCTTCCTTGAACGCATCGGGATCAACGACCTTGTAGTCGAATCCGTTCATCAGATTGGAGATTGCGTAACCCTTGCCACTACCGGCACCGCCTGCCATGAATACCACTTGACCGCTTCTTGCCCCGTTGTTGGGCATGATCAACTTTTCCTCAAGATAGTCTTTGAGTCCTTGAAACTCTTTCATGGCATCTCCTTGTTGGGGTATTTATTCCAATAGAAAACCCCCGAGTCGCATATCGGGGGTGTCGCACCGAGGAAACGGTTGGAGGGAGAGGGGTGCTTCGACCGCCTCAAGCCTCCGTATTATCTATTGATTTTGAAGATTCGGCGGTTTCGATGTCCTTGGCGTACTTCTCAAACGCTTCCTCGCATTGTTCGCGAGTGAGGAAAGGCCCGAAGAAATCCGTTGAGGCTTCGTTCCAGAAAATCCACCCCATGTGAACGGGGGAATAATCAACCGGATCGTTCTTACGCAACTTGATCACGCTTGCCTTGGGGTTGTTGTAACGCTCGTTGGCAACCTTCTGATAGGTGCTGATCCACTCGCAAACCTCAAAGTCTGCGGGGAAGTGCTTGAGCAGATTCCGTGCCCGTTGCCGAATTGGCTTTGGAACCTTCGGAGACTTCTCGGGGTCCATCAAGTCCTTCAGGAAATTGCGAGTGTTCATGAGCGAAATGTAGTTTTCGTAAGGCAGCGTCATGTCAACCTCCGTATTGGTCAGGAATCATTTCATCTGCAAGCAAGGCAACCGACAATTCTCTAATCACCTTGTATGCCCAAGTTCGCCGTTCTTCCTTCATGGAATCGGGCAACCTTTCATACGGCACGAAATTCTTTTTCATTTCCTGTGCCTCGTCTTGGTTGATCTTGCCCGAATCGATGAGATTGGAGACTATCGACAGCCAATGGGCGTGTTCGATTTCCGCCATCCGTTCGATGAACTTCGGATCATTGATCGTCTGTATTGGGCTTTGCTTCATTTGGCTTTTCCTTCGCCACGCTCACAGCGAGGACTTGTTGCAGTTTGCTGAGAGTGTTCTTGAGAAAGTCCCGACTTGGAATCACGCCGGGGCGAGGATACACGGCAGAATCAAGAACCATCTTGAGTCGATTGAGCAATGCTTCCTTGCTTTGAAGCCTTTCCTCAAGTTCGCGATAGCGAATGCGATCAGCCTCGGTTGGCTTTCCTTGCCATCCGAGCATCATGTCCCCAATTCGATTTCTGATCGTTCTCTTCATGGCGAATCCCCATCCTACACATTATGTAGGTTGTCTAACGGGAATGCCTCTTCCGTGCTGCAAAGAATACTGCAATGCCAAGGACAGCAAGGGCACCCGGCGCAGGAACATCAGGCGGTTCACAATCTGCGCCATTGGCTAGCGTCGAAGCAGCCATGCAGACGCTTTCGACCCGATCATGGATAACAGGAATGAACATCTCCTGATCCACTCCCTGAACGGTCATCACAAGCCGTCCTTCATTGTAGATTTTGTGAATCCAGAATCCTTGGAAAGATCCCATGAAGTGCTTGTTTGGCACGACAGGATAGTTTGCCACCGTGTTGCCGTAAATCGACGGTGCGATGGGTTCTGTGATCGTGAACTGCGTGTCAAACACCAATCGGTCGGTGAAGGTGACTTCTTGGTAGATTGCGCCTTGATACTCAGACCGCGAGAAGGTCTGGCCGTTTGTCATGTACAGGGTTGATGTATTGCTGATAGCCATTTGGATCAGTATAGGCACGAACGCAATTCAGGTCAAGTGTTTGCTTGCGTGAATTTGGCGATTCCGCTGCCCGTGGTGTAGTAGATGTTGTCAAACACTTCCATGCACCAAGGCAGACACTTGGGACATGGGCGACTCAGCCTTTCATTGCCGAACCGATTGAACCTGAAATTCCAAAGTTCAATGCCTTCCCTGTCTTCGCACTTTCTAAATGCATCAAGTTCAGAGTGCAGTTCATCGAAAAGGTAGCCGTACTTCTTTGCCATTGGATGGGTCTTCATCAGGTTTGTCCCAACGGAGATCACCCGTCCTCTCTTGAGGATGATGCTGCAATGGCGCTTCGGCCTGTCAATGTGCAGGCAGAGTTCCTTTGCAAGGCTGTAGATGTTGCACGGACAGTCGATGTTCTTCATGCCGTCAGGGCATACGAAGTGCTGTAATTATTTTCGAGATTTCCGTTGGTCAACGACAAATCCGACTGCTGCTTCTTGATCAAGACTTTCCCGTCTTCATCAAGAACGGGAACAAGCCCATCCTTGATGTATTCGTCCCACAATCGCCTCGCTTCTTCCCGAGTCACGGTGAGCATGGTTGTCTTTCCAATCATGCTTGTGCCGTCAGGAAGTCTCCGAATGAACACAGTCATGTGATCGGTGGATTCCGGCTTCTTGAGCGAAACGCCATCACGGAACACTTCTGCAAAAGCAAACTCAACGGTGTGTGGCAGGCTTGCGGTGTCGAAGCCAACCGGTGCCGTCAGCGTGTAGTAGAAAGTGATGACACAGAAACCGTTTGCGGGTTGGTTGTTGAATTCGCCCATTCCCGCATCTTATCAGATGTCTTCTTGTGTGTCAAGCGAGAATTTTCACGCTGCTTGGCTTTGTAAAGACCTTCTGTCATGCCACAATGCTTTCCGATCCCATAACCTCGCTTATACCCGAAACTGTAAAGCCAGATTTGCGATGCGGTCAGTAGGGTTGCGAGGGAGATTCCAAAAAAGACTGTTTCGATTACTTCCAATGCTTTGATGTTTACCATAGGACAGTATGTTGCCCTTCGCAACTTTTGAACCAAACCTGAATGTTTGAAATCAGGATCGGCGCTTGACCGTCTTCTTGGCGATCTTCTTCGTCTTGGTCTTCAACTGTGTGATGACCTCGGCTTCCTTCCGTGCCTTTCGCTTGTTGATGTACTCAATGATGATGGACGGCTCAAGCAGGCCAAAGAGGGTAAAGAATGCCCCAAACAGCATATATTCCTTGCCGTGGTTGCTGCCGAGCGAGAACCAACACATTGCCATCAGTCCGCAACCAAACCCAAACCAACGGGTAAAGATCATGTCACCGATGTTATACGAATTGTCGCCAATCTTTTCC